AACCTGCCCGGCAACGCCCTCGCCGATGTCACGGGATACAATGCCGCGCTACCAGGACGCGCCGTGCTTCATGGCCAGATTTCCCGGCTTCTGGTCTCGCCTGAGAGAGTCCAGGTGACGCACCGCGAAACATCGGGCCGGCTGGATCGCCGCGCCCTGGCACGGCTTGGAACGGGAGCCCTGGACGTATTCAGCCGGAAACAAGAGACACCCGGCATGGATACCGCCCTGCTTGTGTTGCTGGACCTGTCCGGTTCCATGTCTGGCGAACGCCATGCCATGGCGTGCGTGACCGCGTTTCACATTGCCGCCGCCGCCGAAGACGCTGGCGCCAAGGTCGCGGTATTTGGTTTCATCGACCATGGCGAAGATGACGGGACCGTCGCCATGGCTCGCCTGGTTGAAATCCTGCCCTTTGGTTTGCCCGTGCGAGCCAATGCCCACCGACTGAGCGCTATCCACCCGCAGGTCACAACGCCCATGTCGCCGGCCATCCTGGGGGCGGCTGAAGTGTTGCGGACGGTGGACGCCACCCGGCATCTGATGATGGTCCTGACCGATGGAGATTGTAACTACGGCAACGGCGCCGTGACGGACGCTTGCCTTGTCGCCCGGACCTGGGGCGTTGAAGTGGTCGCCCTGGGCATGGCCGCGCCGAACGTGGTCCACGCTTTCCCTGGTGGCCACAGTGTCAACGTCAACGACCTCGCCACCCTTGGCCAAACGGGGCTAGGGGTTCTGGCGAGGATGCTGGAGGAAGCCGCGCCGGAAGGTGCGGCATGACGCGCCGCGCCCCTCCGGGGCGACTGGTGAACCCGAACCCAGCACCGCGCGCCCAACGCGTGGCGCGCCGGCTGGCGCGCCACAAGGCCATGACGGACCGCGTGGCGAGGGAAGCGCCGCCCAAGGCCCCGCCCCGCCAGCCCTGACCCTGGCCAACCGCCGCGCCGATCAAACGCCACCTGCCCCCGGGCAGGTGGCGTTTTCGCGTGGCCCTGGCCCTGGCCCTGGCCCTGGCCCTGGCCCTGGCCCTGGCCCTGGCCCTGGCCCTGGCCCTGGCCCTGGCCCTGGCCCTGGCCCGCCCTGGCCCGCCCTGGCCCGCGCGCCGCCGGGCGCCGTGCCTCGGCTCCCCCAAAGCGACAATGCGAAAGCGACAATGCGAAATCACCACAACAGAAAGCGACAATGCGAGAACACAACGGCACCGTTTACACGCACACACACACCTTATTCCCATACTCTTATGTATATGTACTTAGTACTTCTCTTTACTCTCTCTCATATAGGGTAAAAATAAGGTGTGCTGTGTGTGACAACATAGGCGTTGTGTTTCAAGGACCAAACGCACTTGTCGCGCGGTGATTTGCCCCGTTATCAACGACTTGCGCGAGGCCCGCTCCCAACATTGTATCGTACATCCGGTCAGCCCCTGACCGGACCCACAGGCGGCGGCGTCCGGCCTTCGTGGACACGGGTTGTCCCTTGTTGACCTGTCGGCACCGCAACCGGATCAGGATGTGGGACATGGCATCGACCTGTGGGACAAACGTGCGCGTGGATAAACCCTCTGTCCCGGACCTTACGGCGGCGTTGGCGATGTTGACGATGTCCTGGGCCGAGAACACGTCGGGCAGGGCAAGCGGGCTCGGCAGCACCTGGGCCAGCCGATCCTCCAGCCACGCCTGGATCGGGTCGGTGCTGTGTTTGACCAGCATCTCCTTGTCCTGAGTCATGGGCGCCGGTCCCTGGACCTCGTCCAGCATGAGCCCTTCATGCCAGTAACGTATCAACCACTCCACGACGGCGTGCGCGTTGGTCGCGCCCCACGGCGAGGGTTCGTTCAACCACGCCGCCAGTGCCTGGTGGCGGGACACCGGCCAGCCCGGGTCTTTCACGTTAATCACCCAGATGCGCCGGTCGTCTTCGGGCAGCGTCATGGGGGTTTCCTCGTTGGTGGTCATCACCAGGACGAACACGTTGACCACGTTGACCGCCCGCAGGTTCTTCTCGTTCATGCTGTCGAACTCGCGGCCCGGGTCGCACATGCGCTTGATCGTTTCGTACTGGTCATGCGCCGTCGCCGTGAGCCGCGTGGTCATCCTCAGTTCGGGCATCATCACGAGCCGGTTCATCATCCATGGGTTGAACTGACTGTTCCACATGTGATGCGATACGGTAATGGATCGTTCTGGTCCCAGGACTTTCATCAGCGGGGACCATACCTGGTCCTTGCCCACGCCCTGTTTGCCTATGAGCAACGGGTTGTGGCCCGGCTTGACGTGCGGCGCCCCCACGAGCATGGCCATGTAGGACAGCAGCCTGCGGGCGTTCTCCTGTTCTTCGTGGGTGTTGGTTCCGGTGAGCGCGTGTATGAGCGCCCACCAGTCGCTGTTCCGGGCGTGCGTGTCCAGATCAGCGTCCGGCGCCGTGGCCAGGGACCGGGGCAGTTCGCGCCAGATGTTGAGATAGTCCCGGCGGGAACCATCCTCCATGGTCTGGCTGAACACCCGGTCCCGGCCCGGCGCCCAGGTCCTGGCATGGACCAGCCGCCGCCGGTCGTCGCGTAGATACCATTGCGCGGGGGTCAGTCGCTTGTCCCCCTTGGCGGTCGGCGGGAGTTCGGCGCCCAGCCGGATCGTCCACACCGAGTTGAAACCCCGCTCGCTCAGCGCCTCGTCGGTCACGAGGTTGATGAACTTTTCCTCGGACGCGTGATAGACGATGCGGTCCCAGAACTCAGCGACGGCGGGGTTTGGGGGTAAAGGGCTCGCGGGCACCTGGTCCGGGTCCACCGCGTCCAGCTTGTTCGGGTCGAAATCGTCCAGCGTGAACAAACCGCCCGTGGCCTCGCTCAGCAACTCGTTCACCCTGGCGCGGACGTCCTCGGGGGAGCGTTTATCACAGTGCCCGTGCCAGCACTTGAAGCCGCCGCCCCGAAAGTAAAACGTCCCCGTGTCCACGGCGGTTGAGGGCGAATGTTCATGCACCCACGGACATCTGACGTCCCAGCCCGTGCCCTGACTGGCCCGGCGTTCGTTGCCCTGGACCATGCCCAGCCGGCGCATGGCCCGGAGCGTGGGATCGGCCTGGCTCTGTCCTCGTGGTCCTGGCGAAGCCTTGTCCGAAGGACCCGGGACAGGGGCCGGGGACGGGACCAGCGATCCCGTGATGATCGGTCCCTGGACCGGAAGCGGCCCAAACGGATCAAAGGGCTCGCTGTCAGACCCCGGGCTCGCCATGGGCACGGCGCCGGGCAACATGGGCAAACCGCGCTCCAGGTCCGCCGGATCGCGCACGGGGCCGTCCGAAGCGACAATGCGAACCGTGTGCGCGGGCGTGTGTTTGGTGTTACTCCCAAAGGGCAGGCGCATCAGCCGCGTGACGCCCTTCATGCCGGGATCTTTACCGCCCGTGAGCGCGTGGATGGTCCGGTCGATCAGCGCCGCGGCGCGGTTCAGGTCGGTCACGGGCGGGTCCAGCACGTAGCCCCATTGTTGGTTCTGGGGCGAGGTCTCCACGCGGTAGGTGGGCGCCCCCAGTTCGCTCAGCACCTTGGTTGGTTCCACCTTGGGGCCGACATCGTCCACCACCAGCACGCGCAGCGCCTTGAAGTGCGACTTTCGCCGCACGCCGGGGTGCGTCATGGTCGAGACACAAAAGTAATTGTTCCAGCCTGAGGGCATGTACGCCAGCGCCAGCCCGGCGGGGGCGGTGTTCCAGTAGGTTTTGTATTTATCGTCCTGTCCCAGCGCCGGGACCGAACAGATTTCGGCGTCGGCCCAGTCGTCCCCGAAGATTATCTCCAGGAACTCGCGGTTGGTTTGTATTGTTCTGGGCATGGTGCGGCACGCGCCTTCAGGCGCGCCTTTCCAAATGGGGGTTGCGGGGTCCGTGTCGTCTGGTCCGCGCGTGTTGGACCGCGCGGGGGTGGCGACCCTGTGCCCGGTGGCCAACACGGGTCAAGCCCGGGGCGGCGACAATGCGGAAATAAGATCGCCCTTGCGGCGCGGCGCCGGGTTAACTAAATATGCCCGGCTTTCCAGCGTGCGCGGGTCAGAACCGCGTGCCTTGGGGTTGCAGGACCGTAATCGCGGGATGCAGGGGTGTGTTCCGTGACTCAAACGCCCGGCGCGGTTTCACAACAGCGCGCCGGGCGTTTCTGCGTCACTCACGCCGCGCGAACACGGGCGGCGGCGACGCGGGAGCTGACCATTGACTCGCCAGAAAACTTCGCCGCCGCCGCCTCCAGTGCCTCGATCCGGGCCTCGCGTTTCAGCGCCTCGGCGTAATTGACGATGAGCGCCAGATCATCGCCCGTGAACCGCTCCAGGATGATACTCGCGTACTTGCCGGAACCTGAAACCATCAGCCCCGCCCCATGGCGGGGAGCCCAAGCGTCAGCACGCGCATGATCGCGTCCTCGGTCTCGCCCGCCACGATGATGATGTCGTGGGACAGGCCCAGTTTCGCCCCGTCGATTTTGATATGATCGTCCATCGGGCTGGCGCGCAAATTGTCCAGGTTCCTGAAACTCAGGCCGATCAGCAGGACACTCCGTCCATCCGGGGCGGTGACCACGGCGTTTATCATCAGGCGGTCTCCTTTCGGTTCGCTACTCCAGCGGGCTCAGCACCAGCCGGCCCGCCGTGGTTATCTCGATCCAGCGCGTAGCTTCTCCAAAGGAGCCGGGCCGGGGGCCGGCCTGGATGTAGCCCAGCCGCGCCAGCCGCGTCTGGAGCGCCGTGGGGCGGTCCCCGGTTATCGCGGCGGGTCCCTGGTCCCGCAACCGCTCCAGCAGCCGCCGGGCGCCTCGCGGGAGGGGGGTGGGCCCCCAGGGCGGATCATTCAGTGTCGGGTGGGTTCGCATGGGCGCGGCCTATCGTGCTGAGGTAGAGGCGGGCCAGCCTTGGGTCTCGCCGGAACGGCCACGCCATGAAGCATATTTCCCGCAACGCGCGTTGCGCCCGGGCGAACCGGTTGCCCTGGTGCCACGCCCACAGCGACCCGGCGAAGTTACCGATCACGCTCAACCACAGCAGCGTCATTTCCCATCTGGCCATCCGTGTCCTCCTTTCCGGTGACGAGCCCAAAATCCAGCAGCGTTCGCAGCAAGACGCTTCCCTTATCGAAGGGCAGTTTGGTCCGCAGCCACAGGTGCATGGTCCCGTCTTCATCGACGCGCATCCCGAACACCCCGCTGGTGTCATGCCCGTTGCCCGTGCCGTGGCGCGGCGGGGGCGCCAGCACCTGGATATGGTCTCCCCGGGCCGCGTGCAGCGCCGCCGCCTGTTGCGCCGGCCCAACGCGGCCTGGCGCGCGCGCTCGGGTCGTCGCCACGGCATTGTGGGGCACCGCCTCCAACGCCGCGACGAGTTTGGCGTCGAGGTCGAGGGCCTTGGCCAGCCTCTCCAGGACGTCCCCGTATGGCAGGGAGCGGCCCGCCGTGTAGTGGGACAGGGCGGCTTGATGCACGTCCACCTGGGCCGCGAGTTCCCGGCGGGTCATGCCCGACCGCTGGATGCACGCTTTCAGCCGTTTCGCCAGGGGAAGGAAATGCGGTTTGACATGAACAGTACTCATCGCGGCTGGAGTTCCTCTCGCGTCGCCGGGCGCGGGACACGCGGGGCAACCTGTTTACGCTGCTTCGCGCGTTGCTTGTTGGCCTCGATGTTCCGGCCACGCTCGAAATCTTCGTTACGCGCCATGATCGCGGGCGGCGCGTGTTTTCGTACCACGCGAAACCAGGCGTCCCGGTAAGCTGAACTCTGGGATTTGAAGGGACCGCCCTCGCGCGGTCCCAGGCCCCAGTACCAGCCTGAGAAGATCAGGGGCTGGCCCTTGTCCCGCTCTACCGCCCAACGGCGCGTGGCGGGGTAGGATACATAAAACACCTTGATCCCGGCGTCCGTCACGTCCTTAATCAGCGCCTGTGGTAGCCACATTGTCGTTGACCTTCGTGTTGTTGTTCCAGGCTTGCCGCATGGTGTCGATCCGCCGCGCGTTCTCGCGAACCGATACGCCCGCGTTGTGAAGGTAAACACGGGCCACCGTCGCCGGGTTGTCCGCGAGGATGTGCGCCACGTCGGCCACGGTCCAGCCCCGTTGTATCCTGAGCGTGGCGAAGGTGTGGCGGAAGACGTGTGGCGTGAGGCGCGGTAATCCGGCTTCCGCCTTGAACCTGTCAAAGCCGCGCATCAGGCGATGGCTTGGGAACAAAGGTCCGGTCGGCTTGCCGTGGGCTTTCGGCGCGCGGAGGGCTTCGCGCTTCAATATCGCGAGCAACCGGTCGGTCACGAAGACATCGCCGCAGCGTTTTTTGTTTTTGGGTCGATACGCCGGGTTGACGAAGTTCATGTACTCATGCCCCGGTGTCAGGTTGATACGGTCCCAGGTCAGTTCCAGGATCGCGTCCCGGCGTTGCCCGCTGTCCAGCGCGATGCACGCGAACAACCCGGCGCGGCGGGCCACGTCGTCGCCGGTCCGGTCCAGCCATTCCGCCGCCAGATCGAACACGCGGGCGTCTTCCTCGGTTGTCAGGGTGTAGTCGCGCGGCGGCGAGACCGAGGGCATCCGATAAAAGGGCACGGCGTCCATGGAAATGATCTTGTTCCGTGCCGCCCATTTGAGGACCGTCAGCACCACGCTCAGATGCCGCCGCGCGGTGCCTTCTTTCCAGCCGGCGTCAAGCAGGTCCTGGTGCAGTTCCGCGAGCAGTTGTTCCGTTATCCCATCCGCCGGGTGGTCCCCGATGGCACGGTTGAGTTTGTTGATCGTATGTTCCTGAGCCCGGGTCAGGCGCCGTGGACGGGTCGCCGCCGCGTAATCGTTGGCCACGAGCCTGAACGTGAACCGTGTCGCCTTCGGTTGGCTTGCCGTCAGACAGGCTTGTTTCCACGCCGCGAACCTGTCCCCGGCTTCGCGCTCGTCCCGGGTGAAACAGGCTTGTTCGGCGGTGCGGTAACTGGTCTCGCCGCCGGGTGTGTCGGTGACGACGGTGTGTTTGATGACCCAGCGCCCGGTGGGTTTCTGGTGAAGATACGCAGTCCGAACCGTCCATTCGACGGCGTTCTCGCCGGGGCGGCGGCGGCTGGCGGCGGGTTTGACCGCCTGATGTTTTTTAAGAGCCATTTGTCGATTTCCGTCTGGGGTATGAGAACCGGTCGTCCAGGTATGAAGGCGAGTTCGCCCCGGCGCCGCAGCGCCTGGATTTTCGAGACACCGCAACGCAAGAGTGTCGCCGCCTCTCGTTGTGTCACCAGTTCGATCATGCGTCCGTGGGATCGTCGGCGCTGGGTATCTCGCCTTCGAGCGTCGGGTCCACCGCGCGGATCGCGTCCATCAGGCGGATCGCCATTTCGGTGTCCACTTCGACCGAGTAGCTGAAATGCACGCGGCCCCGCTTGTTCAGTCTGAAACTAAACGCGGCGGCGGCATGGTGCGGGGGGTGGGTGGCGCCGGTCGCGGGCGCCTCGGGGGCTTGCCAGGTGGGCCGGCTCTCGCCGGACCCGGCGGCGTTCCCCCACACGAAGGGGCGCGGCGGCGCGGCCTTGTCGTACTCGCGCTCCAGGTCTTTCGGGTCCAGGCCCAGGACTTCAGCCAGTTTGAGGACCGTTTCCGGGCGCGGATAGCCTTTGCCCGCGAGGTAATGCGTCATGCGGTCGCGGTTGCGGGCGACCATGCGGCCCTGGGCGTTGGGCTTGGAGCCCCAGACGGCGCGGGCCACGTCGGACGCGGACATGCGTTTGTCTGTCATGGCTTTGACCAGGTTGTCCCGGAACTTCACGAGATCCGGGAGCGGCGGGGTCAGGTCGGCCTGGGTCATCATGTGGGGCGGGCGGGCGAGAGTGGAGGACATGGGATGGGTACTCACGGGGTAGCCGTATGAAGCGGGATAGCGGGAAAAGGTCGTCTCGGGCTTGACGGGCTTGACGGGCTTGCTCCCGAGTCGGTGTCAAGGGAGCGCGCGTCGGGGCGACAAGACAACGCCCGTGTTGTTTTGTCAACGCCTTTGTGGGGTTGGTTTGGTGGTATTTGTTAAATGATATGTCTGTCCGCCAGCCGACATTTTTGTGGGGTGGTTGTGCCCAAACAGGCTGGACGCCGCCAGGGTTGTCCCCTAACGTGATATGTCCAAGGGGTGACACTGTCAGGGAAAGTGGCGGAAATGCTGACGCTGGACGTGGCATATATCTGGGACGCCGTGGGCGGGTCCAGCGCGATGTTGGATTTGTTGCGCCGCAGCGAACCCAGCGTGGACCTGAAATATGCCACCGTCCAAATGTGGCGGCAGCGTGAGTCCGTGCCCGCCGCCTGGATCGTCCCCGTGCTTTATTTGATGACACAACGGGGCCATGCCCTGGGCGAACTGCTCGTGGACGCCAGCGACCCTTTCGGCGTCGGGGACGCGGCCCCCGCGATGGCGGGGGCGTAAGGGGTGCGCGTCCTGGGCGTGGACCCCGGCCTGACGGGCGCGTTCGCGGTGATCGAGACAAGCCTTGATCTGCTCCTGGTCTGGGACATGCCCGTGGCCTTGTCGGGCACGGGCTCGCGCAAGGAAGTGATCCCCGTGTTCGTGGCGGACATCGTTCGGGACACGGCGCCGGACGTGTGCTTCATCGAGCGGGTCGGCGCCATGCCCAAGCAGGGTGTCTCCAGTGTCTTCTCGTTCGGGCGCAGCTACGGCGTGGTGCTGGGCGTGCTGGGCGCGCTTCGCGTGCCCGTGCATCTGATCGCGCCCGCCCAGTGGAAGCGAACCATGAAACTCGGTCAGGACAAAGCGGCGGCGCGGGCCATGGCTGTCAGGCTGTTCCCCGACGCCGGGCATTACTTTACACGGGTCAGGGACCACGACCGGGCCGAGGCCGCGCTGATCGCGGCGTGCGGCCTGATGACGGTTCGGGACGGGACCAACAAAACGGGTTGACACGCCCAACAACAGGCATACAGTCAGGACATACGACCAACACCGCTCACCCCGCCACACCGCTCCGTCAGAGAAGTTTCGCATGGCGCATCAAGGACATATCCCTGGGCCGAGGAACTACCAGACGGAAGGCGCGCGGTTTGTGTTGGACGCGTTGTCCCCGAAATACGGTCCAGGACACAACACGCGACCGTCCCACCGCGCGGCGATGCTCGCGGACGATCCGGGCCTGGGTAAAACCCTCCAGGCGGTCCTGGTGGCCCAGGGGCTGAACGCCCGGCGCATCCTGGTCGTCGCGCCGGCCATAGGGCGCGTCAGTTGGCCCATCGAGGTCCGCAAGTTCTGGCCTGGGATGCTCACCCATACCAGGGTGCCGCCGTACAACGGCACCCCCGGCGACTGGATCGTGAACGATGATTTGCTGCTGATCCTGAGTTATGATGTGTTCTCCCAGCCCGCCGCCATGCGCCGCTGGGCGAAGCCGTTACGGGAGCGCCGCTGGGACCTGTTGGTCCTGGACGAAGCGCACTACCTGAAAAACCTGTCGAACCGTACGGTGGCCATCTACGGGGGCCGGTCGGGGCACCTGGGCATCCAGGCTCAGGCGGACCGGGTGTTGTTGCTTACCGGCTCGCCCACACCCAACCACGCCGGGGAGTTGTTCCCGCATTACCGGACCTTTTGGCCGGATTTGCTCACCCATGAGGGCAAACCCCTGGGCGAGGCTGATTTCCAGGAAAGATACACCAGATACACGGATGGTCCCTGGGGCCGGGCCGTGCATGGCTCCCAGGGCCAGGAGGTTCTGCGTAAGGCGTTCGCGCCGGTCATACTTCGCCGCCGCCGCAAGGACGTCCTCCCGGAGTTGCCGCCCCTCCAGGTCGAGGACGTGCCCCTGGGGTTCTCGCCGCCGAACGGCATGAGCAACATCTACCTGTCCCACCGGGACACCGTTGAGCGCCTGATGGCGGTCCCGGTGGACGCGCTGCCCGACGTACTTCGCGCCGACGAGATCCATCTGGCGACGCTGCGGCGTTTGCTGGGCGACATGAAAGTCACGCTGGCGGCTGAATGGGCGCGCGAGCGGCTGGAGTGTGGCGTTGATAAAATCCTGCTTTTCGCATGGCACATTGATGTCATTGACCGGCTGAAATACCAGTTGGTGGATTTCGGTCCCGTGACGATCACGGGACAGACCGGGACCGAGGAACGCGAACGCAATGTGGGCCTGTTCCAGAACGATGCCCAAACCAGGGTGTTCATTGGCCAGGTCAAGGCGGCGGGCTCCGCGATCACGCTGACGGCGGCGGCGCAGGTGGGCATCGTGGAACCCTCCTGGGTGCCCGGTGAGAACGACCAGGTTATCGCCAGGGCATGGCGGCTGGGACAGGCCCGGCCCGTGTTGGCGAGTTTCCTGTATCTGCCCGGATCGTTGGACCAGCGGATCATGCGGGCCTTTCGCCGCAAGGCGGCTGAACTGATGGAACTCTACGAAAAACCCACAGGGGAAAGTTCAACATGCGAAACGGTATGAGCGCCACGATCACCCTGAACTTTGATCCCGGTCAGCCCGATGAGGCCGGCGCCGTCCTGGACGCGTTCAGCTATCTCGCCACCGAACTCCAGAGGCGGGGCGTGACCGCCACCGTGCTGTCGCCTGATGTTCTTCCGGTGGATGACGACCCGGCCCTGGACCCGAGCCCCGATCCCCCCGACCCGGCGCCGGTTCAGGCCCAGACCGGCACGAAGCGTGTCCGGGACCGCACCGCCGAACGCCGGGCCGCGAAGGAAAAGGCCGAGGCCGAGGCCAGGGCCAAGGCCCAGGGCAACGGTGCCGCCGCTGACGCCGACGATCCGCTGCTGGGTGCCAGCGATGGTCCCGGTGCGGGCGATCCCTTCGCTGACGAGGATGACGCCGCGCCCGCGCCGCCCGGTCCCGCCTCCAAACAAGCGGTCCAGGACAAGGTCCGCACGCCCAAGGAGTGCATGGACGGGGCGGTGGTTTTACTTCGCCAGGTGTTCCCCCTGGCGGGCGGCGGCGACGCGGTGAAGGCGCTTCAGAAGGTTTACAAGGTCTCCAAGTTCATCGACGTGCCCTTGGCGCAGGCCCCCGGGTTGTGGAAGGAGGCGCTGGCGCTGGCTCAGAAATTCAAGGTGAACATCCCGGCGGGGCTCTGACCATGAGCGAGTTCAAACCCACGCTGTGCGTCGATTTCGACGGCGTGATCCACAGTTACGAAAAGGGCTGGCAGGACGGAACGATCTACGGAACCGTCGTGCCGGGCTTCTTCGAGTGGGTCGAAACGGTGCGGGACCGTTTCAGGCTGGTGATCTACTCGTCTCGGTCCAAAGATGACGTGGGTGTGTTGGAGATGGGCTACTGGCTCCACGAGCAACGTAACCTCTGGCTCCAGTCGGGCGGCGTGCGTCACCCGCAGAAGCCTCTGACATTCGAGTTCGCTAACGAAAAGCCCGCCGCGTGGCTCACGATTGATGATCGGGCGATCTGTTTCAAGGGCGACTGGTTGGCGCCGGAACTGACGGCGGACGCCATGCGCGCGTTCAGGCCCTGGAACGCCGGGGGGAAACCATGATCCTCATGGTCGGGGACGACATGCTGCCGGCGCACTCGGATCTGGGCGCGTCGAGCATGGAGCGGTGGTCCCATTGTCCCGCGAGTTTTGGCCTGTCCCAGCGCGAGCGCCACAAGGCGCCGACGATCCACGCCGCCACGGGGACGGTCGCCCATGCCGTGCTGGAGCGCGCGATCCATGAACTGGGGCAGGGGGGCGATCCGTTCGAGGAACTGCGCGCCAACCAGGGCATCACGACGACGGTTGACGGTTACGACGTCACCGTGGACGAGGCGATGACCGATGGCGTGCGGGTCATGCTGGAGTACGTGATGACCCGGTCGCGCGAACTGAAAGTCTCGCCCCGGGTTGAGCGCACGGTGTTCCTGGATAAGTACTTCACTGGCTCACCGCCGCCGGTTCGCATGTTCGGGCGCTGCGACGTGCATTTTCTCGCGCATGACCTTGTCGAAATCGCTGACTACAAGAACGGTTCGGGCGTGCTGGTCAGCGTCACCGATAACGTACAACTGATGTATTACAGCGCGGGCGTGCTGGCCGAACTGATCGGCCTGGGCATCTGGCCGGCCAATGTCCGCCTGACCCTGGTGCAGCCCAACGCCCGAACCCCCGAAAAGATCAGGAGCCAGGATCTGACCGCGCTGGACGTTGAAATGTGGGTGGATGAGGTTCTGATCCCGGCGGTGCGCGCTTGCGAAGATCCCGAGGCGCCCTATGTGACGGGACCCTGGTGCCGGTTCTGTCCCGTCGCCCACGCCTGTCCCATGCTTCTGCTCGCCGCCCAGGACGCCGCCAAAGTCCAGTTCGATGACAGCGCCGAAGGTCAGACCATCGCCACCAGACTTCATCTGGCCGAGACCGTCCTGCTCTGGGCCGGGGCCATGAAAGGGTATGGCCTGGAGCGTATCAGGGAGGGCGTCGAGGTCCCGGGCTGGGCCGAAGTGCCCACGCGTCCCACGCGCGGGTGGACTGACACCGACACCGTCAGTCAAACCCTGACAAGCGCCGGGGTGGACGCCTGGAAAGCTGAACTCAAATCCCCCGCCCAGATCGAGAAGCTGGTCAAAAAGGGATCCTCGATCTGGCGGACCGTCGAGCCCTTCGTGGAAAGTAAATCCTCCGGGACCAAACTGGCGCGCGTGACTTCGGATGGGGGTGACGACATGGGCCTGTTTGACGACCTGGAGGGCTGAGCGCCATGGCCGTTTACGACGACAAGCTGGGCGACCAGCACGACCATGTGGTGGAACTGCTCTACGACGCCGAGGGCACCACGCGCCTGAGCGCCTGGGAAAGCGAGTTCATGGACAGCCTGCGGGACCGGGTTGTCCGTTACGGCGTTGACACGCTTGTCTCGGAAAAGCAATGGGCGATCCTGAAGCGCATCGAGGCCAAACTTTATGCCTGAGGATGAACGGGAGTTCGACTGTGAGGACTGCGGCGTGCATGTGATCTCGCCCGGTCCCCGGCACGGTCCGGCCAATCGGTGCGCCGGCTGTCAGTGGCTGTCCGAAATAACCGTCTCGCCCGAGGAACGCGCCAGCCTGCGGCGCGGCATGATGGAGCGCGGCATCATCGGGACCGCGTAACGACGTTCGATCTTCTCCGCTTCTCCGTGAAAGGCACCAACCGCCATGCCGCCAGACCCTTCAACGTATGCGTGGAACCCGCTCTGGGCCGATCCGGTTGACTCCGGTAATCCTGAGTACACCAACGCCGTGCGACGCATGATAATCGCGTCGATCAGGTTTCTGGCGAAGCACCCTGACGCGCCGATGGAGTGGCGGGAGCCCAGCCAGGAAAGTCTCGCGCGGATGGCGGGCGTGCCCGTTGACGCTTCGATTGTTGTCGCGGCGGCGTGGGAGGACGTTTACGAGCCCAGGAATGTGTGGACGCGACGGTGGTTTCAGACAATGTCAAACGCGTGCGGCAGAGGCAAAAAAGCGCCTTCGGCTTTTATGATGAGCAAGTCCATCGCCTGTGGGATGTTGTTCAAGCAGGCGGGCTGGGAGGCGTTTGACCGTTTCATGCTGGAAACCCCTGGCCCCGCCACGCCGCACTGATCTTCTCCGCTTCTCCGTCTTCTCCGCTTCACCGATCTGGAACCCTCACAATGGAGCCACACCATGGCCGTCCGCACGCCTATCGGTTTGCTTAGCTATCCGCATCTGTTCGTGGCCCGCCCGGCGGCGCCGGGAGCGGACCCAAGGTTCAGTTGCGCGCTGTTGTTCGACGCGGCGGCGCAGAAAGACCCGGCGTTCATGGAACTGCGTAAGTCCGTGGGCGCGGTGATCGACGAGTTCTTCGGCGCCGGCAAGTCCCGGGACCGGGCCTTCGTGCAGAGCATCCGTTCGCCCTTCAGGCGGACCGAGGCCAAGAAGGCCAAGGGCTATGCCGAGATGGCGGGCGGCATTTACATTCAACCTTGGTCGAAAGACAGGCCCGGCGTGGTGGATGCTCGTTTGCAGACCGTGACGGTCCCCGGCGACGTGTGGCCGGGACAGATGGCGCGGGCCACGGTGCGGCCCTTCGCTTACGATGTGAGCGGCAACAAGGGCGTGAACTTTAATCTCAACAACATACAAATCTGCCGAACCGATGGTCCCCGCCTCGATGATCGCAAAAAGGCCGAAGACGAGTTCGATCCGTACGGCGAGGGCGGCGCGGGCGATTATGATGATGACGACGAGGCGCCTTTCCTGGCGGTCTGGCGCCCGGCCCTGGTGGGCGTGTAATGGCTCAGGGCGCTGAACAAATGCTGGTCGATCTGCCCTTGCTGGGCCGGTCGATCAACGATTTACTCGCGGCGCACCATGGGTTGCGGGCCTCGCTCACGCGCCCGTTGCCCTGGGACACGCCCATGGCCGACGCGATGAAGCACTACGGCATGGGCGGACCCTTGTTTCACCTTTGGAATGAGTGCCGGCTGGTCGAGAAGCTACGCATCGCCTGGACTGGGGAGGGCTCGCCCGCGCCCGCGCCGCCGCCGTGAGCGGCTACCCTTCACGCCCGGGTTATGTGAAGGGTTCGGACACAAGCGCCGCCGCCGCGGGTAGTTTACGCGAGCCTGACCTGGCCACGCTTCGCGGTGCCATCTACAGTTTTATCGCGGGAAGCCCGCGCGGTGCCACCTGTGATGAAATCGAGGTCGCGTTGAACCTACGCCACCAGACCGCCAGCGCGCGGTTGCGGGAACTTCAACTCAGCGGCTGGGTGTTAACGAACAAAGACATCCGGCGGACCAGATCGGCGCGGTGGGCGCATGTTTATTACGTAGCCCGAATGGTTACGCGTGTCGTGGGTGACTTCTGGTGACGGTAGGGTGAGCGTGTCCGGGACAAGGCTTGTCCTGGACCTGGAGACCACGTCGCTGGTGGATCTGCGCGTGACGGGGGTTCATGTTTACGCCCGCGACCCGTCCACCAAAGTCACCGTGCTTTGCTACGCCCTTGGTAATGGCCCCGTCCGGTCCTGGACTGGCGGGCCTTGCCCTGACGATCTGCGCGCGGCGATCCTGGCCGGCGCCACGGTCGTTGCGCATAACTATCTTTTTGAACTGAACATCTGGGCGGCGGTCCTGGAGCCCCTGGGGTTCCCCGACATTGCTTTATGGCAATGGTCCTGCACCATGGCCCGCGCGCTGGTCGCCGGCCTCCCCGCCAGCCTGGAGATGGCTGGGTACGCGCTGGGCCTCGCGATCCAGAAAGACACGTCGGCGCGGGACCTCATGTTGCGCTTCGCCCGGCCCCGGAGCCTGAGCCCGCTGACCTGGTGGCACGAGACCGATCCCGCGCGCTTCGCCGCCCTGGTGTCCTACTGCGCCCAGGACGTGGCGGCTGAGCGGGCACTGGATCACGCGGTCCCGGACCTGAGCCCTCGCGAGTATGAAATCTTCCTGGCCGATCACGCGATCAATCAGCGCGGTTTGCGCGTGGATCTGCCCTTGGTGGATCGTATGCGGACGCTGAGCGACGCCGAGAAAGCCCGCATCAACGCGAGACTGAACAGCCTCACCAACGGCCAGGTCACGTCCGGCGCTCAGGTCAGGCGGCTGGTCGAGTGGCTGACGGACCAGGGCGTCGCCGTGCCCACCAAGGAGCAGGCCGATGGGAGCCCTCCCAGGCCCACCCTGGGGGCTCAGGCGGTCGATATGATGCTCGCTACCCCGGGCCTGCCAGGACACGTCCCGGCGGTCCTACGGTGCCGCCGCGACGTGTCTCGCTCATCCACCGCGAAACTCACCACCATCAGGAACCGCGTCGGCCCCGACGCCAGGGTCCGGGGTGGCTTTCAGTATTATGGCGCCAACCGCACGGGCCGCTGGGCGGGCCGGGGCGTGCAATGGCAAAATTTCCCCCGGGGCACGATCAAGGACGTGCATGGCGCGGTGGACCTCGTCAACGACGGCGCCGACGTCGAGACCCTGGATTTGCTCTTTGAAGACAGCCCCATGGGGGTTCTGGCGAGTATGCTGCGAAGCACCATCGAGGCGGCGCCGGGGTGTTTACTGGTCTCTTGTGATCTCTCCCAGATCGAGGCCCGCGTCCTGGTGTGGCTGGCCGGGCAGGATGACATGGTCGATGTCTTCCGCCGGGGTGAGGACGTCTACACCTATACCGCGAACCTGCTGGGCTCGCGGGACCGCCAGTTCGGCAAGGTGCTGGTCCTGGCGACCGGGTTCGGCATGGGCGCGGCGCGGTTCCAGGCCACGGCGCGGACCTTTGGCGTCAACCTGACCGAGACCGAGTCAGAGGACGCCGTGCAAGGCTGGCGCCGGTTGAACCATTATGTCGTCACGCTCTGGTGGCAGGCGCATCAGGTCGCCTCGCGCGTGACGGCGGGGCTCCCGGGCGCGTCGGAAACCTATCGGGGCCTGACCTTCCGGCGCACCGCCGCGAGCCTGGAAATCATCCTGCCGAGCGGCACCGTGCTGGTCTATCGCGAGGCCCGGCTCATGCGTCACCCCGATCACGGCCACGTGGAACTGGTGTATCGGGGTGTCGAGCAAGGGCGCTGGGCGTGGCTGCGGTCCTGGCCCGGCAAACTCGTCGAAAATCTGGTCCAGGCCATCGCCCGCGATGTGATGTGCGAGGCGATCATCCGATGCCACCGCCGGGGTCCACCTTTGGTCGCCACGGTGCATGACGAACTCATAGCCGAAGTGCCCGCCGCGCGAGCCCTGGACGCCCGGGACTGGCTCATGCGGGCGATGAACCGGGCACCGAAATGGGCGCCGGGGCTCCCCGTCGCCGCCGCCGCGACCGTGGGGCCACGTTATCGCAAGGAGGCCGCGTGATGCTGACATGGCCGGAACGCATCGCGCATTATGAAACGGTCATGCCGCACCGGCACGCATACCTTACCGCGTGGCCGGATGGCTGGGTCACGGGCGCGTGGTCCATCGGCAACAGTTACCGAAAACGGAACGACTATTATGGCGGCTACCAAGGTGACTACCTGAAGCGCATCGCCGCGCTGTTCCCCGACAAACGCCGCGTGCTGCACGCGTTCGCCGGCATGGTCGACACCGGAGTTCTGCCCGGCGACACGGTGGATCTGCGGGCGGACCTCAATCCGACTTTCGTGGCGGACTGCCAGACCTTTGATGGGGTGCCGCTGGAAAGCTACGACCTCGTGGTCGCGGACCCGCCCTACGGTCCGACCCACGCGGCGCGGTACGGCGTGCCCATGCCGGATCGGGCGAAGGTCATGCGGGCGCTTCAGCGGCTACGAACTGACGCGCATGTGGTGTGGCTGGATCAGGTCTCCCCGATGTATCAATCAGAATGTTTCCGTAAGGAAGCGATGATCCTGGTCAGCGGCTCCACCAACCACCAGTTCCGCGCGGTCCTCGTGTTCAGGCGCGTCTGAAACAGGACACGGCGTTTCCGCACAAATTTCCGCACAAGCCCGGCGAGGCCCGTGACCATTGACTCGTTGCGGTTAATACTTAAATTTCTGCCGAAAACCTGTCACAAAACACACCTGATACACCGCGAGACACATCGCGGGACACACTTGTCCGCACGTCAAAAAGTGCCGGATTTTCCAGGGTTTTCCGACTTTCCAGACACAGGACACGCGGGACAATGTTGGGCGGTCACGAAACTTTGCAATCTGCTGCCAAACGCAACATATAGACTGCAACTACTTGATCTGACAGATGTTTTTGAGTTTGTCCTGAAATGTTTTGTGCTCATTTTCACGCACTGTAACACTTGTGAAATTTAAGCCTGTTGAAATCGCACGGTTTTTCCGTTGCGGTCCCGGGTTCTGAGAATGTGTTGGTTCAGGACAAACCGGGGACTTCAGTGAGCCTTTTCGGGCGGCTCACCCCGGGTCTTGTACTGGTGCCCCCGGTAGCCCAGGAGCCCAACGCCGCTCGCCGCCGCCGCCCCGCCGATGGCCAGCTTGCCGGCGCCGGGGACGATCTTGAGCATGGGCATCAGCACGTCATCGGTGAGCCCCAGCATCCATGAGGGAAGCCCCCCGGCGGCGGCGTCCTCCTGGCCGGACACCGACTCATCCAGCGGCGGCAGACCCTCCAGGGGCGGCGGCGCGAAGGGGTCCTTCGGTTCCTTCTTGATCGTGGTGCCCCGCTCGCCCGCGATGCTGTCGGTGATGGCGCGGGATACCGTGGTCGAGGTTCCCGCCACCGACGCCGCCGCGAGCAGCCCTGAAAGTGGACCCCCCGCCGGCACCCTGTTGGCCAGGGCTGTCAGTCCCGCCAGGAAAGCCGGCTTGACGGTCAGTTGCCCCAGCGCCTGGACGGCGTTGTAGACCTCGGTGTTGGTGCCCACGTCGCCCTTGCCACTGATGGCGTGGCCAACGCCTTTCACGATGTCGGTCAGGTAGCGCATTTCGGTGGCGAGGTAGGGGCCTTCCATCAAGGCGCTCGTGTCCGACCTGTAGCGCAGACTGGTGATCGCCTGGCCCACGGCGTCCAGGGGACCGGCCATGCCCGACGCGCTGACGGTGTTGGACAGCAGCCAGTCGCCCAGGTCGCCGTCGTCTTCGTGCTTCTTCCACGCGGGATGGTTGAACAGGTAGGTGCGCGGGACGTACATGAGCCCGGTCCCGGCGAGCAGCGCCATGCCGGCCATGGCGGTCCCCACCCATGACCTGAACCGCGCCGCCTCGGCCTGGAACGCCGCGCCCCCGGGGTTGGCGCCGTTGGCGATCTGGCGGTCCCACTCGCGTTGCCGGGCGTGCCCCGCCTTGTGCAGCACGGGTTCCATGACGTTGCGCCAGAAGCCGTAAGGGAACGCCGTCAGTTGCGCCATCATGTTCACCATGGGGTTCTGGAGCGCGCCCATGGGTTTCTCCGCCGCCGTGGGATCTTGCGACATGCGGTTGAGCATACGGTTCGCGGCGACCTCGTAGAGCCCGCCCATCGGGTGGTTTTCGATGGCTTCGCGGGTAGGCAGATCGGGGAAGGTCTCCAGGAACTTCCGCATCTCGGGCATCTGCGCGTCGTTGACGAACCAGTCCCGCAGCAAGGTTTTCGCGTCCGCCTGGCGGTTTAGCTGGTAACGGCCTTTGGCGGGATCAGTCGCCAATCGCAACAGGACTTTCATGTGATCGGTCCCGGCGCCCAGGGTCGCCGCCCGGATCCAGCGCACCGCCGGGCTCAGCGCCAGTTCAAAGTAATTATGCATGAACTTTTCGATGGTGGGCGAGCCGGAGTAATCGCTGAACCGGGACGCCGACGCCGCGCCCTGGAGCCGGGACTGGGTGCCGCCGATGGCCCGCAGGACCGCCATGCGCTCGGCGGCGGTGCCCGTGCGGAACGCGGCGCCGGACATATTGGCGAAGGTCTTGAACAGCATCTTTGGCGAGCCGCCCGCGAGAAGCGTCCCGAAGGGCTCGCCTATCGCGCTGATCGAAGCGCCGGGCAGGGTGATAAGCGCGCCCACCGACGAGGCGAGGTTGGTGATGCGCTCCAGCGCCGGGTTGTTGCTCCGCATCGAGCGGCCCGTGACGGTCTCCACGATCTGCTTGATCGGCTCGTTGAACGCGCTGTGCATCCCGCCCAGTTCGATGGCGTCGGTGATGGCTTTCTGGATGCCGTGCCCGTCCTGGCCGAACAGTTCGGTGAACGCGACCTTGCGGGACACGCCATGGACATAACCCGGGATCATGCTCAGCACGTCATGGTGCATCCAGGCGCGCATGATCTGGTCCGCCTCGGGAGGTAAGGTTCTTCCCTTGGTGAACTTGCTGTCCGGCCCCAGGGTGTTGAACCGGGTGGGATTGCCCGATGCGATGGCGTCGAACACGTTTTCGGCCTCGTGCCGGGCCAACTGGTCCCGGACGTGGTCCCGCCACAGGTCATGCAGGTCCTGGTTTTCCTGGACCAGTTTGTCCCGCTCGGCGCCCAGTTTGATCGGATCATGCGTGTTCGGGTTGATCGCGCCCCCGGCGGCGAGTTCTTCGTCGATGGCCCTGATGCGTCGTAAGTTACGGGTCGTCTGGTTCATCGCGTCCCGCGCGTCGGGGTCGAACAGACCACTGTTCCGCGTGCTGGCGTCGGTTTCCCGCCACCATTGGTTGAGGCGCGAGACAGAGTCCGGCGCGTTGTCCAGATCCTTGTCGAAGATGACCTGGTTGAGTTTGGCCCTGTCCCGGACAAAGCCGGCGTGATCCGCGAGGATGGCCTTGTCGTTGTAGACCCGGGGGAAATACCCGGACTTTGCATAGGGCACGTCCATCCCGGCGGCTTTCATCCGGTCGTAATGGGCGTCCAGGACGTGGGAACGTATCGCCGCCGCCGCTTTGCGTATCTCCGGCGGTATGGCCAGCCGGGGTCCCGTGCCCGTGAGGTCGTGCGCGTTCACGGGGTAGGTCATCTCACCCGTGGTAAGGGTGTGCCTGAGCATCGCGTTCTGTTCCGCCGTCAGGTAGGGCCGTTTGGTGATCCTCCCCACCAGCCCGGTGTCTTTCATAATGTCCTCGAACTGGGACACGGCGGGGCGCTCGTACATGCGCGTGCGTTCTTCGTAGGTGGGACCGATCAGGCGCCCGGTCCCGGGGTCCACCCCCAGTTTGTCCCGCAGCGCCTGGATGTAGGGCCGGGCTTTGGGCGGGATCTGGCGGATGATGCGCTCCAGGTTCCCCAGGGCGCTGTTCCAGGTCATGGCGATGTCGTCAGCTTTACGCACGGCCAGGCTCTTGGGCGTGGGCAGGCCCTTCTTCTCTCCCTGGCGCGTGTCGTAGGTGGGCGGCGGCGGCGGGGCGTTCGGGTCGCGGAAGACGGGTTCGTGATCCTTGCCGAAAAGATTGCTCCAACGCAGCGCGCCCAGGTCTTCGCGGAGACTGGTAAGCATACCGGGCCGCATGTCCGCCGGACGTGTCCCCCACGGCTTCAGATCGTACATCTCGCTGGTGGGCGTGGCCCGGGGTTGGCCCCGGCTCAGCGTGGACGCGTGGTCGAGTTCGGCGGTCAACTGGTCAAAGGCGTGAAACATGTCCAACCGATCCATCCAGTTGGGGTATCGGTGGCGGATTTCGGCCAGGGCGCGGTCCTGGTAAGCCTTGTTCGATTTCACCACGCCCGCCGTGTCGTGCCCCGCCGCTTCCATGCGGTAGGCGGTGTAGGCTTCGCCCACGCGGGCAAAGAGTTCGTGATAGCTGGCCCAGTACTGAGGGCTGGGACCGCCCAGGGCTTCCTTGCGCAGGTCGGACGGCCCGATACGCAGCTTGCTCGCGCCCTTGTCCAGGTTCTCGATTTCACGCCGGGCGGCGAGCGCCGGTCCCGTGGGCTGACCCGCCTTGGTGAGTTTCATGGCGGTCTGCTCAAGCCTGAGCCGGCGCAGCATTTCTTCGCCCCGGTTGTAGGACATGGCGTTCAGCACGCGGGCGAACGCGCTTTGCACGGGATCCTTGGGGTCCAGCGCCCCGGCCCGGGCGCTCCACGTAAGTAACTGCTTGCGGTTCGGGTTGTTGTGCAGAAGGTCCGTTAAGTAATCATCAATCGCGTGCCAATGCTCGTGAGCATAACTGTTTGACCCGCCCGAAATATGTATGGTCCTGTCCGCGAAGCTATAGGCGCCATACCAGCTTTCGCCCCTGAAATTGTATGGCACCAGATGCAAGGCAAGTCTGCCGTTCAGCGCGATGGTCTCGCGGGACCAGCCCAGCGCCGCCGCCATGTTGTTCATGTTGTTGTGCATGTTCAGCAGTTGGTCCCGCGTGACCTTGGGGTCCACCTTCGGGTCCACGTTCACCTTGGCGAAACCGTATTCATCCTCAAGTTGCTTCGCCAGCACCCGGTTCTGTTCTTCGATGGGCGCGTTGACCATGGTGTCCGGGTCACGGCCTGAACCTCTCAGCGCGTCGTGGAACGCCTTGCGATACTCGGGGGTGCCGGGGCTGTACGCGTGGTCCTCGAATGTGAGCGGGTCGCCCACGTTCGGCGTGACGACGGGCTCCAGATGGGGTTGTGGCTTCGCCCGGGGCGGTAATCTTTCAGGCTCGCCCGGCGCCGGGGCCTTGCGCCGGAAGCCCCGGCGGGACGCCAGCATGTCATCCACTTCCTGGTCGCTCAGCCGCTCCGACCTGGACCCGTACAGGTCTTCATCGGTGTGGAAGGCCACGGCTTCGCGCTTCGCCTGGGCGCGCAAACGATTGATTGTCTGCTCCATCGCCGGGGTACTGTCGCCCTGCACCGACACGCCGATGGATTTCTTGTATGCCGTGACCTCGGCGTAGTTGTTGCCGTCCGTGTGCTCGTTGAACCCCTGGTGGCTGGTCTCGATGTCGTAAGCGTCGGGCCGGAACTGGAACAGCCTTCCGTCAGGAAGTATCACCGCCGCCAGTTGCTCGGGGTCTTCGTGTCCCGAGAGGACAAAGTCCCGGGGCGAGACGACATCGGCCCGCGCGTTCAGGTGCGCCATGTCCCGCGCGGTCAGGGCGTCGGACCGCATCCCGCTTTCGGTGTCGAACAGGCCCCCTTGTCCCGGCGCCTTGGCGCCCTTTTTGCCGATGGCGGCGTCCCTCGCGTCGTTGATCGCTTTGAGTATGTCCAGGGGTGACAGCCCCTTGTCGCCGGGGAGCAAACCCTTGGGCTCGGCCTCGGTGGCGGCGGAACGGGCATACTGACGAAGGGTGTCGGCCATGGCGGTGCGCGACGCCGCCCGTGTCCCGTCCTTGTTGAACATGGAGCGGACCAGTTCGCCCGTGACGGGGTGGAGGGGATCGAACGCGTCAGCCTGGTTCAGGATATCATCGCGTTTCACGCCCTTTTCACGGGCGATCCGCACTTTTTCAGCGGCGTCGGCTATGTTTGAGGAAATATCATACTCTTTGGGGAAGTCGCCCTTTTCGACGCCGGATTTGAGTTTCGCGATGGCGGGCGCGGCGTCGGCCATGGCGCCTGATATGCTCTTGATTTCATCGTTGGTGGACTCAAGGCCGCGTGCCAGGGAACCCTTATCGCCGTAGGCTTTGCCCAGGATCGCCGCGTTCAGCCGGCGCACGCCCTCAGCCGAGAGATACCCGTCCGCGTCCTGGACCGCGTTGCGCTCGGTCTGGGGCAGCGTGCTTACCCATTTGTTCACGAAGTCCCGGTTCGCCGCCGACGTCAGTTCCTTGTTCGGGTCCAGGGTGGCCAGGTGGTCGTGGGTGATGTTCGACGCGTCCACCTGGGCCTGTTCGGTGGCGGACATGCGCTGCGTGGCGCCGACGTTGGTTTCCTGGACGAAGGCCCGGCGTTCCTCGGGCGTCATGGGTGTGACCCGGCGGCGCACCAGGACCGGCGCGGTCATCCTGGAAACGTCCTGTCCCGTGACGCGCTGGATCATGTCCCGATACATGGAGGACCGGGTCATATCGCCCTGCTCGGTCCCGGCGTGGATCCGCTTCAGGACTTCGACCCGGTTGTTCCCCGCCTCGATGGTGTTCATGGGATCTTCTTTGACCGGCGCCACGATGGGCGCGCCACGGTCCGCCTCGGGCGAAGCGTGCAATCTTTCAGGGTCAAAGTTCGCGTAGATGTCGTTCTGCTGGTCCTGGGCCTGGATGCGGCTCTGGCGGTCCCGGGGCTGTAGATCGCCCTCGGCGGGGGTCAGGGCGTCCGCCTCGCGGACCTCCCACCTGTAATCCACCTTGCGGTTCGTGGACGTGGACGTGGTCTCGGTCGGGCGTTCTTGCTCGACCCACTTGACGAGGCGGGACCGCCACGTCTCGCCCGGTTTGAGCGGGTCTTTGGAGCCCGTGGAGAGCGCATCCCGGTAGGCTTCGTCAGGCGCGTTGGTTCGGTCCAGTTCGGCCAGTTTATAGGCCGGCGTCCCGGGCGTTTCGTGAGCGGGTCGTTCCGACGTTGGCGCCGTGGTTTGTTCGCCCTGCGTTCCTGGAGTCGGCTCAGGTTTGGCGGGGGTTTCCGGTTCTGTTCCAGATCCACCGGACACGGGCGTCCGGGGGGTCTGTTCGCCCTCCGTTCCCGTGGGGGTGGGTCCCTTGGTTTCCCCAGGTCCCGGGACCGGCGTGACGACCTTGAAGATCGGGTTCTCGCCGCCGCCTTGGCCGTAGAGACCTTCCTCCCCGCCGGACAGCCCGCCGTGTTCGTTGGAAATCCAGCCGTCGCCGTGGATCGTGATGCGTTTGCCGTCCGGGCGCTGAAGCACGTCTTCCCCGGCGGCGTTCTGCCCCAGAAGCGGGAACCTCCCACGCAGATCAGCGTTCCGGGCCTCGATCTCGTCTGGGGTGAGGCTGCTGGGTGGTCGCGTCTTTGGTCCCGGGACAGGCTGGTCCTGTCCCGGGACAGCGGGCTCTACGCCGGGGGCGGCTGGGGTTGGTTCCGGGGCAGAAGGGGCTGATCCGGGTCGAACGTCTGGGCCGGGTGGGACCGGGGGAACTTCGACGGGTGGCCCGCCATCCACGGGAACAGGTCCAGTTGCTCCGGGGGCCGGCTCCACACCAGGCTGGGCGCCCGGTACGCCGGGTGCACCGACAACGGTTGGGGGTTCTGGGATGACAGGTGTTGCGCTGGGCTCTGCTGGGATTGTGCTACCATTGGGGGGTGTCCCTGGTTGGGGTGAGGGTGGTTCAGGGGTAGGCGTCGGCGTGGGCGTGGGCACGGCCTCGCCCGGCACCACGCCAGCATCGGGCGGGGGACGGACCAGATCTGAGAAGGGGGTGGGGCGTGGTGGGATGGGTGTGCTGGGTTGCCCTGGTATGGGCGGCGGCGTCGTTCCTGGTGTCCCTGGCGACCCTTCTGTGGCTGTCTCACCGCCTCTGGTGAGCAACCGGGGGCCGTAGTGCATGACACCCCCGGCGATGGCGCCGCCGATGGCGTTCTGCGCGGCGCCCTCGGCCAGTTCGCCCAGGGTGGGGGTGGGTTGGCCCGTCACCGCCGGGTCGATCACGCCCTGTTTGACCACGCCGGTCCCGGGACCCGTTACAAGGGTGTGGAAAAGCAGATCCTTCACGACGTTTTTTAAGGGGCTCCAACCGAACAACGGGGCGGTGGCAGCGGTGAAAGCGCCGGACGCGCCAGCCACTTTGTACGCCTCGTCCACCGCCTCGTCCTGGGACGCGCCCCGCCTGATCGCGTCCTGATAGGCCGGGACCAGGCTCTGCACGAAATCGGTGATACCGCCCCCGGCGGCGCCGCCCAGGGCGCCGCCTACCACGGTGCCGACACCGGGCTCCGCGCCGGTTCCCAGCGCGCCGCCGCCCGCCGCGCCCAGAAGCATACCGGCCAGTGTCGGGAAACTGTGCCCCAGCCCGTAGCCCACGCCGCCCATGAACGTGCGCTCGGGCTGCGGCTGGACATTGGCGGGATCGAAGCCGCTCCCCGTGGCGAGTTGCCCGGCTTCACGACCCGACGCGCCGATACCGCCGAACAGGGAAGACAGGAAGCCCTCGGGGGTCGGCGCTTCCCCCGGCTGCGCGGCCTGGGGCGGCTGCTGAGCGGTCGCCGGGGGTGGGTCCATCGTCCACCCCCCGACCGCCGGGGCGGCCTGGGCGGGGGCTGGAGGGGGCGCCGGGGGCGGTTGCGGGGCAGGGGCCGGGGGCGGGTCCATCCTCCACCCACCCGGCGCCTGAGCGGCGGGCTGCTCCGGGAGCGGGTCCATCGTCCAGCCGTCCAGGGGCGGGGGCATCTACGCGAGCCCCTGGGCGCGCTTCGCCGCCAGCGTGAACGCATCGGCCAGCGTCGCGGGCACGTTCGGCAGGCCCGGGGGTGCTTCAGGGGTCGGCGGGGCCAGGGGCAAGGGAGGACCAGCCATGTCTGGCCCCGCCGTCAACGTCCCCTGCGCCGGGGGCGTTGATGGGGGGATGGGCGGGACCGGGATTGGCTGATCGTTGCCCCCCAGGATCTTGCCCACGTAGTTTCGGGTCTCGGCGGGCATGTTATCCACGCCATGTCTCGCCACGTTGCCCGGTCCCCAGTTGTACGCGGCCAGGGCGTGCGTGTAGTCACCGCCAAACTTGTTCAGGCCCTCACGCAAATACTGTGCTGACGCCGGGATCGCCTGGGTCGGGTCCATCGGGTCAATCCCGATACCCCGTGCCGTGGCCTGCATGAACTGGCCGATACCGGCGGCGCCCGTCTTCGGGTTGATCGCGTTCGGGTTCAGCCCGCTTTCCGTCACCAACATGCGGCGAAAAATCCCGTGATCCAGGTTGTAGCGTTCCGCCGCCGCGCGGATCAGGCCCTCGATGTCGACGGCCATCAGCGTGACGCACTCGTCGCCCCGGCGACGGGCAAGGGCATCATCCAACCGCCTTGCACCACGGCTCTTTCACCGTTCGGGCCGGTGCCGGTCTGCCCTTCGACCGCGCCCGGCGGGGCCGGGGCCAACGCGCCGGGCGGCATGGGCGCGCCGGCGGTTCTGCCCCCGGCGCCCGCCACGTCCGGCGTCGTGATCGCCCGGTTCATCGGACCCGGAGCCGGCGCGGCGCCCGGCGCCTGTCTGCCCGTCATCACGCCCGGTTTATGCGTCATGCGGCTGCTGACGAAGCGCCCCGGCGCCGCGATGATGTCACCCAGGGAAGACCCCGGCGCCGATCCCCTGGCGGACGTGGCGGCGGTCCCGGCCACGACGGGCGGTCCCGTGTCCTGGGCCGGCGGTGTCTGCGCGGGGGCCGCCTGAGCGGGAGCCGGCTGGGGACCGCCCCCGCCCGGCATGGACTGTGTGACGGTGCCGGCCACGCTGGGCGCGTGTACGATGTAGCGGGCGTCCTTGCCGCTGCCCGTGAGGTTGGGGTCCGACCAGGAAAGATACCCGATACTGCTGTCCACCGACCTGGGCAGTTTCCCTTCCGCCTGCATCTGCTGAAGCACGGCGGGGACGGCGGCGGCGGGGTCGTTCCTGTATTTGGCGGTCGCCGCCAGATCCCGGACCCGGCTGAGGACCTCGGCCTTGAGGGTCGCGTCCAGCGCCCTCGGTGCGGTGGACCGGCTCAAATGCGTGCCGCTCGGGACCGGATACATCTGCTGAACCGTTTGGTCCACCATGCCGCTGATCCGCAGTTCCTGGTCCGGCGTCAGCGCGGTCCTGGATTGGATGTTCTCCTGCCCCGCGCGCACCGCCTCGGTCATCGCCGGGACCGCCGGGGGGTTGGTCAGGCTTAGCTGCGTCACCCCCGCCGCGTTGGTCGCGGCGAGTTGATCGGTGCCGGTGGGTGCCGCCTGCGCGCCACCCGCCACCGCCTGGGGCGTTGAGGTGACGGTGGGGCGCCCGTCTTTCATAACCGTCGTGGTGCCCTGGTCGTTCGCGTTCTCGATGCGCCCCACGGATGGGTTCTGGCGGTAATCGCCGTATTTCATGCCCACGCGGCTACCGTCTGGTTTCACGACGGTAACGGTCGCCGCGTCCGCCTCGGCCTGCTTCTGGTCGTAAGGTGTTTGCCCCGGAAGGTTTCTGGTCTGCACGTAGGTAGGCGGTGCCGTGGTGCTGCCCGGTGTTCCCGACACGATGGCGGGCGCGTCGCCCGCCGCCGCCCGGGCACTGTCGTAGGCGGTGAACTCTTGCGGGTGGGCCTTGATGTAGCCCTTGGTCCTGCTGACCGGCTGGTTCTGGCCCACCGGAACCACGGACATAAGTTCGTTGTCGTTCGTCTCCCGGGTCTGCGCGCCCTGCTCCTGGGTGTTCCGCACGGCATTGGCGCCCTGGATGCGGGTCTGCTCAAGCGTGGTGGCGTTGTTCATGCCCGTGGTCGTGATCTGGGTCGTGGCATTCAAGGGCGCGCTGTCCCCGGCGCCGGACAGGAACCGCTCGCCCGTGGCCTTGTCCATGGCGCCGCTCTGGATTTGCCCGTTGATCCAGGACGTTCCCAGGAGTTTCACCACGTTCGGGTCCATGCCGGCCCGGGCGGCGGTGGCCATCAGGTAGGGCAGGTTGACCATCAAAGGCGCGGGCGAACCGTTGGCCTGGGCCGGGGGCGACTGTTTGACGCCGCCGCCGGGCGGCTGGAACGTCCCGGGGTGCATCGGTCCCGTGGAGAATGACGGGTCCGGCGGCGTGGGCTGGCCGTTGGTGCCCACCCCCGGCGGGACGGGCTGCGCGGCTGGTGGCGTCACTGGTCCCGGCGCGACCGTCGCCGCCAGTGTCGGGGGCGGCGGCGCCGGGGCGGGTCCCCCTTGAGGTATGACAAGCCCCGGTGGCGCGTCCGGTCCCGGCGGAGCCGCCGCGCCCGGGATCGGCGTGGGGCCGGTGCCCCCCTTCGCCATCAGATCCTGGAGGTAGCGTTGCTGCCCCATCTGATCGCGGGCCTGGTAGCCCTTGATGAGCGCGTTGGCCGTCTCGGCGCCGTAGTAGCCCGCCTGAGCCTGCTTCGACGGGTCGGGAAACAGGCTCCCCGCCAGGGTGTTCAGCCCCTGGTCCCAGCCGGCGTTGCCGGTCGCGAACATCGCCATGGTTCAGGGTGCCCCTATCTTGAAGCCGCTGGTGTCTATGGTGGACGGTAACTTGCCGTCCGCGCCGGGCAGGATCGCCGGGCCGTAGCGCCCGGCGCCGTAGAGGCCCAGATTGCCGATCCCCGAGAACAGCCCGGCGACCTGGGACTGCCATGCCGAGTCGGCCTTGGCCTGGGCGGCGATGTTGGCGGCGCGGGTGTCGGCGTCGGATTGCCCCAGGTTGGCGCCGCCGGTCGTGTTGCTGAACTTCAGGCCGGCGAAGGTGTTTTCCCCGGCGGCGCGCTGCTGGATGGACTGGTCCACCGCGCCGCCATAATCCGTGGCGTTGGTGTAGGCGACCTGGGACGGGAGCAAGCGGATTTGCGAGCCGCTGGCCAGGAGTTTCGCCGCTTCCTGGGTGGGCATGATGTTCGTCTGGTTGCCCTTGATGGCGAGGTTCACATCACTCAGGGGCTCGCCGTAAGAGGCGACTTTCGCGATGTCGCCGCCATATTGCCGGATGTTCGCCGCCGCGATGCCCATACGCCGGGCGATGGCTGTCTTCATCACGGGGTCGTTGGTGGACGTGGACGCGCCTGACCCTGACGGGTCGGTGGCCACGGGACCGGTGGGACCAGGCGCCTGGGACGAGGCCAGCAACGCCGCCGCCCGGTCCTGGGCGCCTTGCTGGGACTGATCGAGTGTGGGTCCCGATGTCTGGGTGAGCAGTTCCTGGGCGCGCTGGTCCGCCGCCGTGCGTAATTGTTCCGCGCTCTGGTTTTCCGCCGTGACGGTCTGGTTCTGCCGGTCCAAGGCCGACATCTGGGCCGAACGGGTCGCCATCGCCGCCGTGGTCCGGTCCTGGATTTCCTTCTGGCCCGTGGCGAACTGCGCGTCGGACTGGTCCCGGGTCGCCTGCATACGCTGGTTGAAGGCTTCGTTCTGCGCCTGGGACGTGGCGAGGTTCTGGTCCCGGACCGCTTGCGCGGCGCGGCTCTGCGCCTGGGATGATTGCTGGGCGCCATAGAGCGTCGCCCCCGTGCCCACCGCCGCCGACGTCGCGGCGATGTAGGGCGCGGCGGCGGCCAGGGCGGGGAGAATTTCAGCACCAGTACACATGCGCGTGGCTCCCTATCTGACCGCCGTGCTGCCGCCGCCGGGATCGGTCCCGCCCAGGCCGGCGTTCTTCGTGTTCTGGAACGCGTTTGTCACGCCCAGCGCGTTCTGGCCTGACACGAAACTCCCGGTGCTGCCCAGGACGTTGGTAAAGATGTTCAGCAAAGGCGAGACCGTGGGCACACCGCCCAGCGAGGCGATGGTGTCACCCGCGCTGTTGGTGACACCCGAGATCGCCTGGCGAGTGGTATCCAGCGCGGAACCGATGGCCTGGTCGTTCACCCCAGCGATGGGCGGGGACACCGACTCAGCCGCCGTGACCTGTCCCAGGAGGTTCTGCTTGGTCCCGGCGACCTGGGATTTGAGCGTGTTGGTCGCGTCCAGCGCGTTTTGCGACTGCACCGCCTTGGCCCGGCCCGTGTCTTCCTCCAACAGGCCCTGTTGATCCACGCCGGCCTGGGACGAACCCAGCCCTTGCCGGGCCAAACCAAATAACAACTGCTTGCTGGCCAGGTCACGCTGCCGGGTGATGTCGTCGGTGGCCTTGGTCATATAGTCGTTGGTGTATTGATTGAAGTAATCGGGGCTGAACTTCGCGAATGCGTCGTTGATGCTCTGGGTGCCGGTGGCGAGCAAACCGGCGCGGCCCGTGTCGTAGTCGGACTGGCGCTTCGCCTGGGCGTCAGCCTGGGCCTGGAGCGCGTCCTGCTGGGCCTTCTGGTCCGTGACCTGCTGCTGATTGAACACCAGTTGCTGGTCGGACAGTTGTTTCTGCTGAGCCAGTTGCTGGTCGGACGCGTCCTGCTGCGCCATCATCTGGGCCTGGGCCACCGTGGTCGCACCCCGGTTCAAGTATTGCCCCGGTATCCCGGGCTCTATCGCCGGATGCGGCGGCGTGCCGCCGCCATGACTCATGCACATTGTCTCGTCTCCACCCCAGGGCCAGAAAATCCTCACCGCCGCGCCCGTAGCCGCGTAGCGTCCCCTCGATCTCGCCGCCCAGACTCAGGATCCAGCGCAGGTTCTGGGTGTTCGACGCCATCACCTGGCACTCGGCGCGATGCACGCCCGCGCGCAGCACGGCGGGCATCATCACGTCCAGCACGTAGCGCGTCAGCGGTCTTATGACGCGGCCCCAGCGGTTGGTCCCGCAACCGCAAAGCACACACACACCGGGGCGGATCAAGGTGGCGCCGATCATCGCGGCGGGCTCGCCATCGGCCAGGAACACCCGCCACAGATCGTTGCACGCCAGTACCATGACGTAGTCAGCCAGGGTCACGGGGTTGTCGTCCCAGCGTTGCGCGTAGATTTCCCGGGCGTCATGCTCGCGCAGGTTGGCGATGATATGATCCACCGCCGCGCGCGTGACGGGCTCGCGCGTGACCCGGTCCTGGATCACTTGACCGATCCTTCCCGCATGTTCAGGTGGATCGAAGCCAGGAGGGCCGGTCCCGGCGCCTCGTGGATCAGTTCCAGGCCCACGTGCGTCCCGTAGCCGGCGAAGGGGATGGATTGTAAACCAAACGTATTGTCCTGGACCGTGGCCACCGGTTCAAACGCGTCGGTATTGTTTGGCAACATTCCCATGCTGACGTTCCACTGGCCCTGGCACATCAGATCCACGCTCTGGATGTATTTCCTGGTGGTGGGGCCTTCCATTTCCATGTGCGGCGTCCGCACGGTAACGCGGCAACTGTCATACCCCGTGTTGTCCACGCCGCCGAACAGATAGAGGGTCTGGTCCGGTCCCCTGGTATAAATCCGGTTGGTGACGGTGGCCCACTCCTGGACCACGAAGCCCGGCGTGAACTGGGACCATGCCGTGATCTTGCCCGCCGGAAAGAAGGACAGCACATAAACCTTGTCATCCAGCGCCAGCCAGTAACGCCCGGCGATGGGCTGCACCACCGCCTGGGCCTCGTCGGCGGCGGCGGGGTTGAGCCGGATCGCCGTGGTCATCAGCGGGTCGATGGACGAACCCACGTCGGACACGCCCGCCGTGAGGGTAACGGTCTGGGATTTGAGGCTCCGCACGCCCGAGTCGGAGAGGAACAAAATATCGCCGGTCCCGAACTGAAGAACACTTCGCGGCGCCACGGTGCCAATACGAAGCACCTGGCCCAACTGGTCCTTGGTCGGGTCCGGGTCCAGGGACCAAAGCTGGGTCATCAGCCGAGCGAACACCGCCATCTTATCGTAGAAGACCTCCATCGAGACCACGTTCTCGCCGTCGGGGTCGTTGGTCGCCACGTTGATGAAACCGGCGCCGGGCGAGGCCACGTTCGATGGATCGTTCTGGCTCGGATCGTTGACCCCCGAGAAGCGTAAATACTTGCCGTCCGTCCTGTACATCTTGGTTTTGTAGGTGCGGCTGTAGGTGCCCGTGCTTTGGGTGCCCCCCACTTCATACACGATGACGCCGTTCCACCAGATGACCTTGCTGCCGTCCGCCGCTGTCCCGGAGACATAAAATCCCGTGTCGAAGGCTTCGACGTCTTCGATCTTCACGGGCGCCCCGCCGGGTGGCGCCGCCAGATCGTGTCCCACGACGGGGTGCGGCGCCACCCCGGGATCAATCACGCCCAGGCCCACCCCGAAGACGTGCAACGAGCCACCTTGCCCGAAGATCATCCCCGTGTTGGCGGGCAAGGTCGCCACGGGGACAAACGCCGGACGCTTCTCGATCTCACCGCCCTGGGTCAGCCACGCGTTGTCCAGGATACGTAACGATCCACCTGGGGCCGTCAGCGCCGACTTGCGGACGTCCAGCCCCTCCTTGAAGTCGGTGATGGAAAAGACTTTGCCCACATCAGCCGCTTTGATAACCTGGCGGGATGTAATCCAGGCCCACCACGCCGGTATCAAACTCGCCCATGGGCGCCCGCGCGTCCCCGCCGCCGCCGCCCATGACGAAGGGCTCGCGCTTATGGGAGAACTGCCGGACCCGGTGCCGGCGCATTAACTCGTTCGCCTTGGTCATCTTCAGTTGCGCGTCCTTGGCGTCGTCCCGGGCCAGGATCTCAGCCGCGCAGAACATGACGATCAGGTGGTCCGGTAACGTGGCCTGATCGGCGTCGTTAATCATGGGTTTGACCGTCTTGGTCCCGCGCATCCTGAGCCGGCCATCATGGTCGGTGGTCGTGGCGTCAGGTATGGGCCAGACTTCGAACATGCCGCTGTCGGCATTGTGCATCCAGCGCCGGGGCGGCCAGGACTGATCGCCGGCCTCGCTGTCGTAGAGCCGCATTTCCCGGGGACCGATGCCGTAGGTGACATTGCTGATCCACATATTTGAGTTGGATATGAGCCAGAGTTTGGATATGTCCTCGAAACCAAGATCCTGGGGGTATTGATAGTAACGCTGGCCCTGGACCATTTCGGTGTCCCGATCCACGATCAGTTGCGGCCAGTCATAGTCCCGGTAAAGGTCCAACTGCGTGCGGTTGAGGTAGTACAGCAGCGTGTCCCGGTCGTTGATGCCGTGCGCCACGTTGGTCGAGTGCCCGATCTCGGCGCGCAGATCGGTGAGCATGTCGCGCAGTTGCTTACCCATTGCGGGCCGCCCTGGTGGTGCGCGCGGCCAGGACGTTCACGGTCTCGTGTCTCAGACTACCGCTGGCCACATCGGGCAGGTGGTCCGCTGTCCTGGGCGCGCTGGTGCCCTCGCCCCGCACATTGTCCCGCGCCCGGAAACTCGCCGCGTCGGGCATCTCGGGTTTAGGCCCGGCGACCACGTCCGCGATCCCCAGCGGATCGTCGCCCAGTTCGTCCGCCTCGTGACCCGCGATCTGGTCAAGGGTCAGGTCGGGGGGCGGCGGGTCGTCCTGGTAGTTGCTCACCACGCGCGGCGTGGCCGGGTTGGCCATGGTGAACTGATCCAAAGGTTTAAGTATGGGATCGGGGCTGTCGGGCCGGGTCGGTCCCGGGACATGAATGGGCTCCACGCACATGGGGATCGACCCGTCCGCCATGGGCAACCTGGGCCTCGCGCCCGGGAACACCGCCGTCACGGCGTCGGACCCATAGATCAACCTCAGACGCTCCAGCACTTCGGCCTGGGTGGCGTCCCACTCGCCCACCACATGCACGTCCTGGATGGCTTCCTCGCCGTGCAGATGCTGGAGGACGATCAGTTCGGGGAAGACAATGGGGTTGCCCCGATGACGCACGACCACCTGTTCAGGGTCGCCGGCCAGCGCCACGGCGCAGCGCAAAAGCTGAAAGTTCACGATGTCAGTTCCTTCACGATCCACATGACGCTTTGTTCCAGGGATGTGATGGCGAGCGAATGATACCGGCCTGGCTTCACTTCGGCGTAGAGCAGTTCCATCGCGTCGGCGTGGGCTTTGATCTTGTCGTGCAACGCCTTCTCGTCGTCCGTCAGCGCCCGGTATCGAGGCCGGAACCGGGTCGTGGAGATAACATCTGGGCTTTGCCGGCCATCAGGCTGGTCCTCGTAAACGTGCGCCATGGGGCATCCTCCTGTCCCGGGTGGTCCCGGACGGGACACGCTTGTCCCGCCCGGTCGAAAGGCAAGACTTCAGGCGATGTCGTAAACGCCCGACGCGTTCAGTTGCTGGGCACACATCTGTCCCGTGTGGGTGAGCGATTTATACATGACGAAGGTGTTATAAGGCCGCGCGGGGGTGAACCTGTGATCCCACTCGCCGTCCATCTTCATCAGGTAGATGTGCCTCGGGTCCCACCAGTACAGGCGCTTGTTCTTGCCCAGGTCGTCCAAGGTCGGGTCGTACTCGATGGTGGTCCCGCCGGGGAGTTTCAGTTGCCCCATGGAGCCATCCTGCGTGCCCGTGAAACCGGTCATCGAGTAGTTACCGTTGGCGCGGAACTCGATTTCCATGGCCGAAATGAAGTCGCTCCCGGCCAGGGCCTTGCTGGGCTTGCCGCCATACCGGATCAACTGGCGGTACTCCTGTTGCAGGAACTCGATCAACGCGCCGCCGTTGGTCGGGCTGGACGTCACGGGACCGCGTCCTCCGGCGGCGCCGAACGCCGCCGTGGCCGCGCGGTTGCGCCACCAGGTGTTGGTCCTGGCAAGGCCGCCCGTGGTGCCCACCGCCGGGCTGTCCAGGATGATCGACTGCATCCCGGCCAAGGCTTTGGGGTCGGCGGTGCCATCGGCCCACAGAAGTCCGTTCATGTTGCGGGCGTACTGTTCACCGAAGTCCTCCAGCTTGTCCTGGAGCAGGTTCACCAGGACAGTCACTTCGCGGTCGGAATGATTGCTCATGTCCGAACCGTTGCCGGCGTCATCCGTGATCGAAATACCGTCGATCTTCAGTTCGGTGTGGGTCAATGTCAAACCGATATGGTGTTCACGCCACGGATAGTTGGCCCGCTTGATGTTGGCGGGCGTGTAGAAGTTCACCGTGTCGTTATGGGTGTAGCCCACGACATGATCGTTGGTGCCGCCCGCGCCGTAATCGCCTTTCACGGCCAGGGAGATATTACCCTTGCCACCTGGGAACGATTTGGCTGACGCCTCGGCCCACTTCAGGAGCGGCTTGGCCTGGATCGACTGTTTGAAGGTGTCTCCCTTGTTGTAGTAAAAGTCCAGTGCTGCGTTGGCTATGTTCGCGAGTTCGCCGGCTGTGAAAGCCATGTCCTTGTGATCCCGTGGATCACGACGCGCGCCTCATGTTTTGCAGCGCCATGATCGCGGCTTCTTTCATGGTGCTGGGTTCCGGGACGCCGCCGTGGGCGGTGCCGTTGATCCCGGACGGGACGGCGCGAGTCGGTCGCGGGGGCGGTCTCGCCCGCGCGAACTGCTCGGTCGCTTCCCGGTAGGCTTCCTCGACAAGCGCGACCGCCTGCTGGGGCGTCGTCGGTGCCCCTCGCTCTTGCAGGAGGGCTTGTGAGAAACGCCGGATCGCAACGGCTTTGAGGGAGTAGTCGGGATCCCTCCCCCGGATGCCTTCTTCCCAGGTCGATACCGCTGACCGGACCGCTTCCAGTGCGCGGCCCTGGTCCTCCTGGGCGCGCGTGGTGGTCTCGGTGCGAAGCCGTTCTTCGGACTGATTGGCCCGAAAACGTGTTCGCGTGACCTCACGCGCGGTTTCCTCGGTGATAAGCCCTTCGTCCACCTGCTTTTGCATGTCCGGCGCGAGGCGCAGGCCAATGGCCTCCTGGGCCGCCATCACGTAGGGCGTGACGCCGTTCAGGAACGCCTGGTAATCGCCGCGCCGTAGCGCCGCCCCCACCCCCAGGAGCATGTTCACGTCGTCGGGGGCGAGTTGGTGCTGTTTCAGGTAGCCCTGTAGCTGGCGGTGCTGGTCTATCTCAGGCTGCAACGCGCTCAGGGTGGTACGGGCTTCGTCACGTTGGGATAACAGTTGCTCGAACCGGCGGCGGGTCTCAGGGCGTAACTTTTTGAGTTCATCCGGCGTCGGATCAGCGACTGGTAAGGTTTGGTGTGCATCCGGTTTTGGATCCCCGGTCGCTCCCGGGGTGGTCCCAGCCGTGTCCGTGTCCTGTCCTTGTGTCGCGGTGCTCTCGGAGAGCGCGGGCGTTTCCTTGACATTGACCACCGCGCGGACTGCTTCAAGCAATCCCTCGCGATCAGACAGTGGGGTGTCGCCTGACGAGGGCGCGTCTTTCGTGTCGCTGGTCTGGGTGCCTGACGAGGGCTGCGTGTCGGTCGTGGTTCCAGGCGCGGGGGACGAGTCCGCGAACGCGTCGTCCGTCTGGGTGTCGGTCGTGCTGGTGTTGGTGTCGTTTTCCGCCACTTGCGCGATCCTGGATGGAACCAGACTCGCTTATGGGCCGTGTTTTCCGTGGCTGTCCAGTGGGTCAGGCGAGAAAACCAACACAAACGCCGCTCGGTTGACCGACACATGGAACGACGCCAAAACGGAAACGCCCGCCAGGATCTGGCGGGCGCAACCGTGGAGAGCAAGTGATGAGCAAGCATCACAAACTCCTGCCTCGGATTATCGTGCGTATCACGGTCTCAGTCAAGATCGTGGTCACGATAGTCCGTAGGTAGGGCAAGGGCCAGCCCAGACTATCGGGCTGGCCCGGCCCTCGGTGAAACAGCTTGGGGCAGCGCCATTAGCCTGAAGATTTCACGCAAAGCGCCATTGTAACCTTTGGTCATGGCCTTGCCGTGTTCGTCTTCACCCAGGCTGTCCGCCGCCTGGAGGCTCAGCGCGAAGCTACCCAGTGCCACGCGAACCGTCATGGCCTGAGCGGTGGTCAGCGCCACACCATTGATCGTGATGGCGGGCTCGGCGAACGTATCACGGCTCATGGCGTGGGCATCCCCTGAGATGAAGCCCGCATCCGGGGCATGGCGCCGCCGGTCCCGGGACGATTACCGTTGCGGCCAAATACTTGCATGGGGGGCACTCTTGGTCCCAGCGGTCCCTGGGTCCCGGGACCGCCCGTGGCGTTGGTCATACCCTGCGGTCCCTGGGAACTGGGATCTTGCTCCATGTCCCCGGGCCTTGGTGGACCCTTGCCGGCGCCCTCGGGTGGTCCCTCACCCTCGCCCGCCTGTCCCGGGACGCCGGGGGGCGAACTCATAATCTGGTTCAGCGCCTCGATGCTGGGCACGCCCTCGCTGAACGCATCGGTCAGGTCCAGATCATCGCCCATACGGGCTATGAGTTGCCGCGCCATCCACTCCGGCGAGATGCCCGGGATGCGCTGGAGTATGGGCAGCAACTGGACCATGTTCTGGACGTCCTGCTGCTTGTCGGGGCCGTTGTCAGCCGTGGCCTCGACCTCCAGATAGACGTTCTTCGCCACGGTCTCGTGGTCGATCTGCGGCCAGACGGCGCCGGGGCCGACGATCTCCTGGACCACCTGGGCGCTCACATTGAGCAAGAGAAGTTGCCCGGCGGCGCGGGCCAGATCGGTCATCAGGTCGTTCATGTCGTCGATTATGGAGGACGTGTCGGTATGCTGGGCGAACTGGGCCACGGAAACCTCGGTCGCTGTCGCTCCCGAAGTGGTCCCCTGGTCGGCCTGGTCAGATCCCAGCACCCGCAACAGGTCCTCATAGGTGGGCGCCGTGTCGTAAACCGCCGGGTCAATCGGCGGGTTCTTGACCACCTGGAGGACATCGTCAATCTTCTGCCCTGGCGCCAGGGCGTTAAGTTCCAGGACCGCGTTAGCCGGGTGAGTTTTAAGTTTGTCCTTGTCCACTTCCTCCAAAATGCCAGCCGCCACCACGGTTTTGGGCCGGTTGGCCCGGCGATGTTCGCGTAGGCCCTGGCGGGCGCGGTTCAGTTCCAGTTGCATGTCCCGCAAAAGGTCAATGTCAGACTGAGGAAATAATACGGTCTCGTCGTAGCCCTCGTTCAGGACAAAGGCGAACCATGGGTAAAACCGGTCGATCTCGGCGTCCGGCGGGCTCGGCTCCTGGAGAAAATCCTTGTAACCGTCACAGATCACGTAAACCAGGCCGTCTTTGCGATGATAGATTTCCCAGACACAGGCGTCGCCGCCGGCTCCGTCATGTTCATCCTTGCCGCCAGCCTCGTAGTGCCGAACCGGCATCGTATCGGTGCTGTTGCCGTCCTTGTCGTAAGCTGAGTACCCCTTGCCCACGTCGATGCCGTAGACCTCCTGGATCTCGTCGGGGGTCAGGATGTACTGCTGGGCCACCCAGTCCGATCCCAGGAAACCCCTGAGCGTGCGGCACTTCTTGTCCGGGATGATCGCGGTGCTGTCGGGGTAGTCAAAACTCAGCCCCTCGCGCACGATGAGTTGCCCTTCCTGGGTGAGCCCGGCGATGGCCAGGCGCAGGGCCTCGGCGTCGGCGCTGTCCATTTCGATCTCGCCGTCCGCGATGTCCTGGGACAGCCGTTCGATGTTCGCCAGCCGCTCGCTCATGTCGGCAATTCTGGCCTCGATGGCCGGGCTCATCTTCATGGCGCGCTGGAAACCCAGTTTCACATAGCCAACCGAAGTAATGATCGACCGCCGCACGGTCATTTTCATCATGGTTTTGAAGCTGTGCGTCTGCTCCTGGACCTCGTACTCGTAGAGTATTTCCAGTGTCTTGGCCAGCCGGTCCATCAACTGGTCGTATTGCTTGACCATCGCCGCGTCCTGAAGCACCGCCTGGATGTTGGGCGGCGGCGGCATCCCCGTTTGGGCGGCGACCTGAAGGGCTTGTTGCGCTTGTTGCAGCGCCTGTTCGGAACCGTCCCAGGTTTTGGCCAGGATCTTGTCCCGGCGCTTGGCTTTCACCGTGGGGTTGTTCGGGTAGAGTTCCGCCGTGCGCTTCAGGACATGTCTCAGGGCGATGTTCGCCACATAGCGTTCGTCCCGCTCACTGTCCCGGCGGCGCCTACGGCGGCGCCTTGTCTCGGTCTCCCATTGGTCCCCGTTGACGAAGTTCATGTTCGCCCGCATCCGGTCGAAACTGGGTTTCCAGTGCGTGCGCGCCTCGCGCACGCGGGTTTGCCAGCGTTTGACCAGGGCGGCGCGGGCGTCAGACGGCTCCGGTGGGTCGCGCGAAACCAGTTTGGCGTTCGGGTTGGTGTCGGTGATGGGCGGCCTGACCATGCCAGGACCGCCCTGGAACGTCCCTGGGCCGGATATACCGCCGCCGCCCTCTGGGGGCGGCGGCGGGGGCGGCGCGCCGAACAGCCCCCCGCCAGGAGCCGCCGGGGGCGGTGCCATCCCCGGCATGACTCCTGGCATCGCACCGGGCATGGCTCCCCCCATGCCCGGAGCAGGTGGAACGCCGGGGGCGCCTGGGTAAGGGGGTGGTCCGCTGCCCGACATTTCACCAGCCTCCCGTGCCAAAGCCCTGGCGGACGGCCCGCTCGGCCATGTCACGTTCGTTCTTCATCCAGCCGAACGTGCCCTCGACATTCTCGTCCTTGCGCTCGCGGAACCGGCCCGCGCCGATCTGCAAGGTGAGCCCCAGGCCGACGTAGGAGAGGGTGTCCACGAAATCATCGTGCGCGTCGTACGGGAACTTCAACATTTGGTCCCGCGCCGCCGGCCACCACGCCGCCCGCTCGGGGAAGCGGACCTTGCCCATGGACATGCGGCCCTGAATGGACTGCGCCCGGGTCTGCTTGTCGGCTATCGGCTGCATCTCGATGATGGAGCAAAACGTCTTGGTCTCCAGCATCCGCTTTCTGAGGAAAGGCCCGATGGATTTGGAAATCATGGATCGTTCCGCCCACCAGAACACGGGCTTGTGCGCCCGCATCATGCGGAGCATGGCTTCCACCGCTTGTTCGGCGGTCATTTGCCGCCAGATCAGGTCCGCCAGGATCCAGATGTTATCGTCTTCGTCCACGCCGACGCACATCAGACAGGTCTTGTCGCTGTCCTGCTTCATGCTCACCGCATGGTCGGACGCGGCGTATATGCGGAGGTTGGTGGGCAGTTCGGCGGGCCGGTAGGTGGCGATCCACTTGGATGAAAAGAAGGTGCCCCCGGCGGGGCTGGGCCTGCCCTGGTAGAGTGCGCTGAAGCCGCGAGCGTCACGCCTTTGCAAACCCAGGAGGAAGTTACGCCCGAACCGCCCCGGCCACAGAGGGTCGCCCTCGGCGCGCTTCAACGGGTCTTTCTGAGCGTCCACGGCGAGGGCCGGCATGTCGATGATGCGCCACTCGGCGGCTTCCTCGGGGTCGTAATAACTGTTCGTCGGGTCCGTGAGCCGGCCCACCAGATCGTCCTGGTGCCAGCGCGTCTGGATCAAGAGTATGCGCCCGGTTTCGTCCATCAAACGTGAGGCGATGACCTGGGTGAACCAGGTCCAGAGCGTGTCCCGGATGGTCGGGCTGTCCGCCTCGTGGCGGTCCTTGAGCGGATCGTCAATGATAAGCACATCGCCGCCGCGCCCGGTGGTGGTGCCGCCCCTGCCCACAAACGCCATGATACCCCCTTGGCGGGTCTGGAGCCGGTCGCTCGCGAGGCTGTCTTGCTTGAGGATAACATCGGGGAAAACCTGGGCGAACGCGGGGGTGAGCATCGTGTCCCGGACCGCGCGGCCAATGTCCTGGCCAAACTTCTCGTTGTAGGTGCCGAAAATCAGGCTCTTTTCAGGGTTCCGCCCGACGAACCACGCGGGGAACTTCTTGGACGCCAGTTCGGTTTTGCCGTGCCTGGGCGGCAGGCTGATAATCAGGCGCCTTATGTTGCCCTTCTCCAGTTCCTCCAGCCCCGCGCACATGATCCTGTGGAACCGCTGGGCGTCATAGCGGGAGAAGTCCGGGTCCTGGGTGTAGCCCGGGACCGGCATCATCAGCCGGGTGAACGCCAGCAGGTCGTCCCGGGCGTCCTTGACGGCGATCAGCCGTTTCAGGACCAGTTCATAGCGGGTCTCGTCCGGGGTCATTTCAGGTCAACGTGACCGTGTTGGACGTGACCACGGGCGCATAGGACACCGTCGCTGTTGCCGTCGCGGTCCCGGCGGCCAGGGTGCCCCCGGCGAACGGCAAGGTGGTCCAGGCCCCCGTGGTGGCGTTGGTGGGCACGCGTTGCTCGGCCACGGTGAGCCCGCCCTGGATCAACCTCACATGCACCAGGAAGGGCTTGGGCGTCGCCGGGTCCACCAGGGCCGCGCCGGCCACCGTGAGGGGCGCCGACGCCGCCTGGTTGGCGATGGCGTTGATGGTGAGCGTGACCGCGTTGCCGCTGGCCATGTACTCCCGCGCGGCCTGCTTCAGCACCCGGAGTTTACTGAAGGGGTGCGGGGGCGGGGCGAGGGCCATCAGAACGGATCCTCGCCCTTATCGTCGGCCTTGTGGCGCCGGCCCCTGTGGCTGGCCTCCCGCGCGGCGGGCGCCGTGGCCGTCAGCGTGTTGGAGGGCGGCGCCTCGGTGGAACCGGCGGCGTTCGTGGCCGTCACGGTGCAGTAAAAATCCACGCCCGCGTCGGCCTCGGTGACGGGATGGCTGGCGGTGCCGTCACCCACATCAACGCCGCCGCCGTTCCACTGATACGCATAGGTTTCAGGCACGCCGTCCCAGTTGCCCATGGTGCATTGCAGCGTGGCGCCGTCCTGGGACACGACCGGCACGTCCACGTTGACCGGCGGGACCGTCGCCGGGGCGTCACCCTCGTTCGTCGTCGGCGGGTTGAGGTCCCCAGGGGTGAGTTCGCTGACCGGCGGATCGCGCGGGTCCGGGGGTTTGGCGAACCCGTCCAGGTAGTCCTGGGTCTGGGGGTCCGGGTTGGCCTCTTTCGGGACCGGCGGCGGGGCGTCGGCGTGGCCCAGGGGCGGCTCATAGGGCGGATTATTGACATCGGACATTTCATTTCTCCATCACACGCAGACAAGCCGCCAAAAGCGGCGCGTAAACCGCTTCCCGGTGGCGGTTCTCGCTATGCACGAACCATCCCAGCCCCAGGATCAGCGCCACCAACAGGATGAACTGACTGGGCTGGCGGCTCAGCGCGTGGATCAGCGCGATGCGGTTTGGCGGCCACGCGGGGGGTTTCCCGGTATCCTGGTGGGGGCTCTCAGGCACTGGCGTCCGGCGGATCGACCATGCGCGGGAACGGTCCCGGGTGCCCCATGGTCCCGGCCCCGTTCGGGACCGACCCCGCCATCTGAGCCATGTTTACCTGGTCCTGGGACTGGGCCATGCACTGGGACTGGATCTGCTGGATCAAGGGCGCGACCACGCGAAAGGGCGCCTCGCCCAGCACCGTCATCAGACTGTTCCACTCGCCGGCTGTCAGGTTCACGCTCAGGCGGTCGTTCGCGTCCATGTTTTCGTCCTCCCTCAGAACGCCATCGTTCCGTTATCGAGTTGATTGATCGAGGCTTCCGCCGCCACCCAAAACGCCGCCCACGCCTGGGCAAGCGTGTCCACCGCGTAACGGTACTCCTCTCCGTTCGCGCCCGGCGCGGCGGGGTCCGGCGCCACGCCAAAATTGTTCGGCATGGGCATCATGTTCAGCCCGTCCGGGATCGCGGTCTCGAACTGTGTCCCGGCGACGCCGTCGTAGCCGCTGGACGCGGTCGCGATGGCGTCTTTCAGCCGCTCCATGGTGGTGTTGAGACTGAGCAAGCGCGCGGTCGTCTGGTTGGTCATGCCGCCGTAACTGGTCGTATTGGAAATGATGAGCGCGGCCATGGGGTGGGCTCCTTTGTTCAGGCGGTGGTGGTGTCGGTGATGAGGCCGGTGCTGGCGAGTTGGGTGAGCAGGCTCGCCAGGGCGGCGTTACCGCCGCGCGAGCCCGTGATGGCGGGCCGGGCCGGGGGAGCGACACCGTTGAAACCCACATTGCCGTTCACCTGGAGCGCGTTTTGCACCAGGATCAAGCCCGTGTTTCGGTTGATGGTCAGCGTGGAACCCAGGTTCGTTCCGGTGTCGCTAAAACGCACCAGGTTCAGGTTGCCGCCGGCATCCGAACCGCTTTCCAGGCCCGCCAGGGTCAGGTTCCAGCGGTTCGCCCCGGCGGTCGCCCAGATGATTTGCCGGTTGGTGGCGGCGGCGCCATTCATGGTGATGGTGGTTTGGGTCGCCGTATTGTTACCAAGGTTCACGGTGGCGGAACCGCCCACCGCGCCGACACTGAAATTACCTGTCACGAGGGCGCCACTGTTCACGGCCAGCCCGGTGTTCGAGACCGTCGCGATGTCCACGCCGGCCACGACGAAAACATGCGAACCGCTGCTGACGAGGTAATTCAGCCGGGCCGACGTGACACTGAACCCAAACGTCGTGCTGTAGAGCGCGATGTGCTTGCTCAGGTCAGTGGTCGAAACCACGACATTACTGCCGAAACTCAGCCCTCCGGTCATTGGGACGACGCCGGTCGCGAATTTGTCCGCGTATTGCTTGGTGGCAATGCCGAGGGCGTTGGTAGGGTCTCCGACAACCGTTACAAGCCCGGTCTGACGAGCGAAATAGAGCGGTGTCGAGGCGACGGTCACCCCGTCGTCGGCGTAGGCCCTGATCCAGAAATCCCCGCCCGCGTTCGACCCGGGTTCAGCCCCGGCGCCCATCCCCAGGAGCCACCGCCGCAGACCGGCGGTCGTATAGATGAATGACCGGCCTGTGCTGACCGCGCCGGCAAGCCACATGGTTGTTCCGGTCGCGGTGTTATTGCCAATGCTCAGGGCCGGGGTGGCACCCACCGATCCCACCGTCAGGCTGCCGGTGAGGATGCCCCCGGCGATCGGCAGGTACGGCCCGCCCAGCGGTGCCCGGTTATCCACGTATTGCTTGGTCGCGGCACCCAGCGCCACGGTGGGGTCCGCCGCCAGCGTGACCGGCACGTACGCGGTGATCCCGCCCGCCTGCCAGTTCACGACTTCAGTGTTCGCCGTCGCGAACGATATGGAACCGGCGGATTTACCGAAAAAACCGGAGCCCACGTCATTCACGCCCAGCCCAGGCGCCGCCTGCGTGCCGGCGGGCGCCAGGAACGGCACCGCGCCGATGATCTGGTTGGCGATTTGTAGTTTCTGGAGCCCGGCGAGGACAAAGCGGATGCCGCCAGAATAGTACATCCCATTGTTGGCGGCGGCGAACGCGAGGGACGGGGCACTCGCGGAACCGTTCGGGAGCGAAAGCGGGCCGGTCAGGGCGCCCCCGGCCAAAGGTAGCCTGGCATCCGCGTATTGCTTGGTCGCGGCGCCCAATGGTGCGACAGGATCGCCCGACAGGATCAGCAGCCCCGTCATGGTCCCGCCGGCCACGGGCACCTTGTTCGCCACGTCCGCCGTGTCCAGGACAAGGCGCTTGCGGCCCGGCGCCCCCACCAGCCCGGCCCAGATCTTGCCGGACCCACTGGTATCAAAGAAAAACTGCTGCGGAAGCAGGCTGTTATCCGGGGGCGCCGATCCGCTCATGTTCGCTCGCTCCGCTCGCTCACATGAGATGCCATCGCGCTCATGCCGGGGCTCCCTCCAGGACCGCCAGCCGCCGGCTCAGCGTCTTCACCGCGTTGACCAGGGCGGCGACGATGGGCTCGATCACCAGCCCGCGCGCCGGTTGCTCGCCCTGCGCGGGCGGCGGGAGGTTGGGGTTCCGCGCGCCCGTCAGCGGCGCGGCTTCCGGTAGCACCGTCGCCAGTTGACGCGCGCCGAAACCGAGTTCCACGCGGTCGCTCATGGCCCGCGTCCTGAAATCAAATTTGCGATAGGTGATCGGCTCAATCGCCAGGATCTCATCCAGCCCGTGCGGGGCCGGCGCGATGTCGGTTTTGTGCTGCTCATCCGAGGCGGTGTTCACGTAGGCCCCGTTGCCGGCGACGACACCGAGGTTGTTCACCGCCGCGAAGTCATTGTTCCTGAAGTTCCAGAAAAGGCCGGCGCCGACGTACCACCCCAGCGTGCCATCCGCGCCGGCCCAGGACCAGTAATACGACGGGGCGAACTGAAGGTAGTTATTACCTGACCCGCTGTACAGGCCAAAGTTCGCCGCCGCGTTGGCGAACACCCCGGCGTTGCCGCGCACCTGTGCCGTGGCGTACACCGAGGCGCCCGCCGATATGTTGCCGTTCGCCACGACGGACCCGGCGGGGTCGACGGTCAGCACCGTGCCGTTACTGCCCGTTGTCCATGTCAGGAGGCCGTTGGACGTGTTCCAGCCCCATCCATATCCCGACGCGAAAGACAAATAATTAACCCCCGCCCCGCTGGACAGGCCGAAACCCCCGCTCACAATGAGGCCGCCGGCGCCCGTCACCGCGCCAGCGACGTTGACGTCTTTGTTGAACGCGGCATTACCCGCCGCGTCAAAGATCAGCGTGCCATTCCAGTTCACCGCCGCGCCCACCGCGCCGGACGCGGCGGACGCCAGTTCCGCCCCCACCGGTCCCAGCGTGAGCAGCGCCGCCGGGGCGGCGACCACGTAGCGCCAGACACCGCCCGTGTTATCCAGGTAAGCATTGCAGACATGACTGGACGCGGTCATCTGCCGCGCCGCGTAGAGCGTGCCGGTGTTGGCGGTCGCGGGCGGTGGACCGCCGACGCCCGTGTTGCCGTTCACGGTCAGAGCGCCCGTGACGGTGCCCCCGGTGAGGGGTAAATACGGGTAGGTCGCCCCGGCCACCTTGGCGTCCACGTACTGTTTCGTCGCCGCGCCAAGCGCCACGGCGGGGTCCGCCGCCAAAGTGAGGGCGCCGGTCAGGGTGCCCCCGGTGAGCGGCAATCTCAGCGCGTCCCGCCCGTCCACGTACTGCTTCGTCGCCGCGCCGAACGCCGCCGTGGGATCCCCCGACAGGAGCAAAAGCCCGGTCATCGTGCCCCCGGCGAGCGGGACCATGGCGGTTCGCACGGCGTCAACGTACTGGCGGGTCGCCGCCTGCATGTTCGCGGCGGGGTCCGCCGCCAGGACCAGGGGACCGCCCATGGTGTCGCCGGACCGGTTGACCTTGCCGCTGATCGCCGCCGTGTTGGCGTCGGCGTCGTACAAGAGTTTCCGCCCGGTGGCGTCGATGGCGGGGGGCACGCCGAACCAGAGCCGCGCCGGGGTGCCCATTTCCAGGTAAAGCTGGCCCGGGAGCAGGGTGCCGGTCCCCGGCGGCGTCAGGTTGGTCCCGGTGCGGGCCTGCTGGGTGCGCGCCGTCATGTCGTGGCCCCGGCGCCGCTGAAGCTGGGCAGACCCGAGACCGCGAACGCCTGGGTATCGGCCCCCGGCGCCGTGACGAACTGGATCGCGCTGCCTGAGACCGTGTAATCCCGATACGCCGCCTGCCAGACACCGCCCAACGAAATCAACAGGTTCTCGGCTTTTCCCGGGGTGACGGCGGCGCCCGCCAGATCCAGGAGCGGGAACATCGTATTGGTCCCGTTGAACACCCAGCCGGACGTGTCCAGCGCCGTGGTGCCCGTGGTTGATAGTTGTTTGGGCGGCGTCACGACGATGGCGGCACCGAACACCGTGGCCTCGGGGTGGGGCGCGGTGGTGAAGTGCAAACCGGTCCCGGACGTCGTGTAATCCACCCCGGATTGCTGCCAGACCCCGTCCCGGGACAGGATCAGGTCCACGGCGCCCTGGACCAGGGCCGTGTCGCCGGCCCGATCCACCAGCGGGAAGAACGTCTGAACCCCGTCGAACACCCAGCCCGACGTGTCCAGCATCACGGTGGTCCAGTTATAGGTGATGACCGGTACGGTCTGGACCCAGATCTGAACAATATCACCGGCCTGGCAGGGCTGGAGCATCGCCATCTGGTCGATCTGGGTCACGTAATCGTCAGTCGGCGTCCTGAGGACACCGTTCTCGAACACCGCCATGTCCTGGCCGGCGCCGGGGTTGAACTTCAGGATCACCCCGCCCCGGTCGGCGCCCTGGAACAGGGTTTGCCCGGCGAGGGCCACGAAAATGTATTTATAGGTCACGGTGGGCAAGGGATCGGCCACCGGTTTCCAGGCATCGCCGGTCCAGACGAACATGGTCCCCAGGGTCTCGTCGTAATAGATCGAGCCCACGGTGAGCGGATTGCCCTGGCTGTCCTGAGTGGGCGGGCTCGGGTGCCCGCCCAGGAACAGCTTTTCCATCTCGGCCAGGATGAGTTTACCCTGAGCGATCAGGTCGTCCAGGCCCTGGTTGATGGTCAGATCGGCCTGGTTGGCCCACCATCGCGAGGACCAGTGTTCGCCCGTGACCCCCATGACGGCCAGAATGTTGGGCGGGATCGTGTCGGGCATGTGTTCGGCCCACGCCTGGGTCACGAGGCCATAATCCTCGCACACCGCCTCGACGCCGTCCGCGTGGTTGGCGCTGGTACTGGCCGACGAAGCCGACGCCGCCGCCGCCGACGCGCTGCCCTGGGCGCCAGTCGCCGCGCCCTGGGCCGTTGTCGCGGCGGTCCGCGCATCGGTCGCGGCCTGCCCGGCCTGGGTAGCACTCCCGCCGGCCAACCCGGCGTAGGACTGCGCCGCCGTGGCTGAGTTCAGCGCCTGAGTTGCATAACTTCCGGCCTGATCTACCAGAGGTTGCACCTGAGCGACGGCATCGTCCGCGATATGGTCGAAAAGGCCCGGGACAAGCTGTTGTTCGTCAACTATCCCGGTACGAAGCGTCCCATCAGTATTGAGACTGGTCCCTGTCCACGCGATAGTCTCGGCAATCGACTGGTTGGCGCGGTCAAACTCGGCATCCAGCCTGTCACCGGGGGGCGGGGCGGTCGGGTTGTTTACCTGCCAATCCGTGAACGAGTACTGCCGTACGGGGGGCACGGGCTCGGGGGCCACGAGTTTACCGGGTACAGGGCCGTCTGGCATAAGCCGTTTCCCCCGAGTTGGGCGCGTGTTTCGCCTGTAGGCGCATTGTTGGCCCGACACCAGCCCCTTCCGCGCGCGCGACTCGGGGGGTGAACGCGAGTCGGGGACGCTTCGGAGCGCGCCCGGCACGCTCGCTTTCTCCCATCAGCCCACGGCACCCCCAGATCGTTCGCCCAGCATCACGAAAAGCTGAGTAACCACAGCAAAAACCACAAACCCAGTATCCACAGCAAAATGTGCCAAACGCTCAAAGCCCGGAACCTTTCCGCTTCCGGCACGAAAAGCTGAGCAATGCCAGCGAGGTAGCCAAACCAGTGAGAGGAAAATGCGCCTGCGGCGCGGACCCCCCGGGGGGCGGACGGCCCGGGGCCGGGACCGCGCGGGACCGCGACACAGTTCGGGTAGAACTGCGCCTGGCCCATACATATCAAGGGCTTAGGTGTCACGAGTGCTGAAATATCAGCACTGTTACGGGACCGCGACCCGGGACCGAAGGCGAGACAGTTCCAGGACAAGGTCGTCCCGGCTGAGTTCATCGACTGGCGTTTCGCTTGCTCTGTCAGGTCTCGCCTGATGCCGACCCACTAAGCCGCGCATTTCCGCCAGTGTTCGGGCCGCTGATGCTCTGGCCTGAGCCCCGGCTGATGGATCTCGGATTAAATCCGATAGGGCTGCTTCCACTGATACAGTTTGTCCCGGGACACTGTCCACTGGCCTTGTCCCGCGTGTCCCGGCTGTCCCGCGTTGTCCCGCCTGTCCTGTCCCGGTCCCGGTCCCGCGCGGCTTCGTCATGCCGCCCGGACCGCTTCAAGCGCCGCGCGCCAAACCTTGTGCCAGGCCAACGGTTCGCTGTCCCGCCTGTCCCACGCCAGGACAAGCGCCAGGCGCAGTCGCTCTCGCGTGTCCCACGGCAACGACTCCGTGTCCCGCCATCCTGCCATGGTCGCGAGTTCCACCGGCAACAAACCGCGTCGCCCCATCTGCGCCAGAACCCGCCGCGCCCTGCGCCCTGGCGTGTCCGGTTTGCGTTGCGTGTCATGCACCCGGCAAACCGCGCGCCCTCGCATGGCCACCTGCCGGCAACGGACGCATCGGCGCAACGCGGGACTGGCCAGGCTGACCCGGTACTTGTGAAGGGTGGCGATTGAGTTCGGATGGCCCTGCCATCCACCGTTCTGTCCTGGTGGCATGACCAGATCATGCTGGCGCCTGGAAAAAAGACAAGCCCCGGGCCGGTTTGCTGTTGTGTCTCTTGTTGTGTTGGCGCATTTAGGTGTCTCGCCTTGCCTTGACTAACGACTGTCCTGCTTACCCACCCCACGAAACACCCCAACCGGAAAGCAAAATATCGTGACAAACCCTACACCTAGCGCCATCTGGCGCACCGCCATGCGTGACGCATTGCGTGGATTTATCCGCGCCAACGTCGGCACTCCTGACCATGACGCCGTCATCCATCACCTGGGCGGACGGCTGATTAACAACCTGACCAAGGAAAACTTACGAACATTGCTTTGCATCGCCAGGATTGATCCCATGGCCTTGCGCCCCGCCACCGCCGCTGGAGCCCCGCCCATGGCTGATGATGACGATGCCACCGACGACAACGCCCGGGACCTGATGACGCCGCCCGACGCGCCGGACGCCACCGGGACCGATGCCGCGCCGGCTGATGACGATGCCGCCATTGAAGCCGAAGTTTCCGCCGTTCGGGCGGACATCATGGGCGGAGGCTTTGCCAGCCTGGACCAGAAACTCCGGGACCTGGTCATTGCCGCGCGGAAACCGCCTGTCGTCAAAATCGTGACCCAGACTGTCCGGGTTGAAGTTGAACGGGACCAGGATGGATCATCGACGCCACAGTCCGCCCCGACTGACCAGGTGGTCACATGGAAAAAAGCTTTTGGCGTCAAGGGCGCCCATGGGGCCGAGACCTGCACGGTATGGGACGGAGTTCACCCTGATACGCCCATGGTGAACCCTCGTTATGTCTGGCCGGATCAAACCGTTGTTGCTCTGACACAAATCAAGAGGGGCAAGAATGTCCTGCTGTATGGGCCGAAGGGAACGGGTAAGACGGAGTTCAGCCAACAACTCGCTGCTCAACTGCGCCGGCCCTTTGTTTTGATTTCGTGCGATGCCAGCACCGACGCCGCCACGCTTGTCGGCATGACCGTTCCGGCCCGCGACGGTAAGGGCGTATCGTTTCAGCCGGGACAACTTGTCCGCGCCATTCAAACCCCTGGCGCCGTGATTTGCATCGACGAACCCAGCATCGCGCGTCCCGGGGCTTTGTTCGCGTTACAGAATGTTTTGACTGCCAACCGTAGCCTTTACATTCAAGAGACTGGCCAGAAGGTAAAGGTTGCGCCTGGTGTGGTCTTCCTGGCCACTGATAATACCGCTGGCATGGGTGGAGGAAGCCGGACCGGATACCATGGGACACAGGCGTTGAACGCGGCCACGCTGGACAGGTTTGGCGTGCGGATCGCCCTGGGGTGGCATGATGCCGCCACCGAAGCCGGGATTTTAATGTCCTATGTCCCGGGCTGCACCCGGGCATTGGCTGACCTGCTTGTTCAGGCCGCGACAACGACCCGCGCGGCGGCTGACCAGCAGGTGATTACCGAGGGTTTGGGTTTGCGCCGGCTCTTTAGTTGGGCGGAATTGTTGGCCGATGGTATCGACCCGGAGATTGCTTTCCGTTGCGCCGTGCAAAACTGCGTCCCGGCTGGGGAGCAAGAGGCTTTGCGCCAGCAATGCCTTTTGGCGGTTGACAAGCATACTGTCCGCCAGGCCCTCGCCCCTGTTGGCACCGCGCCCTTGAGCCCCGCCGCTTCTGACTTTGACCTGGTCTCGCCTGATAGTGCCACGGGCGAGGGAGTGTGAACCATGACAACCTCGATTTTATATCTTGAAGTAACCGCCGCCGCCGTTGAAACGGCGAGCAAGATCATCGCCCAACGCAAGGGGATCAGGGGAGGCCCGCCCTTGCGCGTCACTGTTGGCGCCAAGGGAGGCCCCACGGCTTCTGTCAGTGTCAGTGGTCCCATCGTGACCATGAACCTGCCCACGATGCCAGCGTCGACCATGCTGTCCAGGTCCGAAGCGGATCGTATGCTGGGGTTTGTCGCCCATGAGTGTTTGCATGTGCTGCACACTGACTGGCAATGGTGGAGTGTTTGCGTGCAAGCGGGCGAGCGCGTGCGGCATTGGGCAAACTGTTTGGAAGATGTACGGATCGAAGCGAAAGAACTACGGGCCGGTCACTTTCCGGCCCTGCGCGGCATCCTGTCCGCCACGATGGACCACCTGCATTACCAGGGTTTGGCCAAGGCCGCTGAAATGGGCCGAACCATTGGGGCTCGCCTTGCCGACGCGCCTTACTGCCTCGCGGTCCTGGGCCGCGTGGCGAACAAGTACCAGGTGCCCACCGCCCGGGGCTTACGCCGGAACCTGCACCCGGACGTCGCGCGCCTGGTGGACCTGGCTTTGATTGAGGTTCGGACCTGCAAGTCAACTCGGGACGTTTACCGCCTGGCCCTGCGACTGGAGCGCATGGAACGCCAGATGATCCAGGACGCCACGCCACCCGCCGCGCCCGCGCCGGCTGACCCGGACCAGGGCGACCAGGGCGAGGCTGAGGGCGACCAGGGCGACCAGGGCGAGGCTGAGGGCGACCAGGGCGACCAGGGCGACCAGGGCGAGGCTGAGGGCGACCAGGGCGACCAGGGCGACCAGGGC